TTTTCCAATCTTGGACATCTTCTGAAAGCTCTGCTTCCGACTCCACCCAATGTATTTCTTCGTGCTTTACCGATAAGTCCACTGCCCAGTCATACTTGAACGGACGGTAGGCTTCTGAAAATTTAAGTAATGACATTATTGTTCCTTTTAAAATTTAGCCTTCACAAGCTCGGCATTCTTCGCCTTGTTGAGCTGCTACTGTGTTAGAATTTAAGTAAGCAATTAACTGATCATAACCGCCAACGTATTTTCCATTAATGTAAATTTGAGGTACACTATTCACCTTCCTTCCAGTGACCTCTGCTGCAGTTTTTCCAATCTCTTTCAAATCAATGTAATCGAATGGGATTCCCTGCAGTGTCAACTCTTGCTTTGCAAGTTCACAGAATGGACAATTACTCTTACCGTAGATAATAGTTCTATTATCGTCCTGTAAAGCAACTCGCTCCACTTTGTCAGCGACAGTCTCAGCACGAGATTTAGCTTCCGTTCTCAAATAGTATAAGCCCTTCAGTCCTTCTTGCCAAGCTTTTAAATGAACTTTGTTCACATAGCCTCTGGCCACTCCGGACGGGAAGAATAAATTGACAGACTGACCTTGACAGATATACTTTTGTCTGTCTGCGGCGTGCTGTACAACCCAAGTCTGATCAAGTTCTTGTGCCGTCTTAAAGACAGCCTTCTCTCCTTCAGTTAAGAATGGAAGATGCTGAACAGATCCTTTATTAGTGATGATTGATGACCAGGTGGACTCGTTGTTCATTTCCCGTTCAGCAAGCAATTGTTCCAAGTAGCGATTTTTAACTAGAAAACTCCCTGCTCGGGTTCTATGAGTGTAAGCATTTGCCTTCATTGGCTCGATGCTAGGACTCGTTGATAAAATCACTCCAGATGACGCATTAGGAGCGATTGCGATTAAATGTGCGTTTCGCTTTCCGCTTCCTTCGCCATCAAGATACTCACCTCTTTCAACAGCAAGCCACTCAGTTTCCGCATTTGCTTCTCGCTGAATATGCGAGAAGACTACATCATTTATCTCACGAGCCTTATCTGACTCCCAAGCGACTCCATGCTTTTGTAGCAACGAGTGAAAGCCCATTGCCCCCAATCCAATGCTACGTTCACGCATGGCACTATACTTAGCACGAGATATAGTATCAGGTGCATTATCAATGAAATACTCAAGCACGTTATCCAACATGCGAACAAGATCCCGTACAATACTTGTGTCTTTCCACTCATCATAGTACTCCAAGTTTAAAGATGATAAGCAACAAACAGCAGTACGTTCATCTGATGTTGGGAGATGAATCTCATTGCAAAGATTAGAGCCATGAATCTTTAATCCTTTCTCTTTCAGAGGCTCTGGTAAATGCTTGTTTGCTGTATCGATAAAGTTTAAGTAAGGTTCACCAGTTCTGAATCTTACCTCCAAAATTCTTTCCCATAGTTTACGTGCATCAACTGAGTCTTTGACTGTTCCATCTTTAGGATCTCTTAAGTCAAAGAAATCGCCATGCTTTACGCAATTCATAAACTCATCAGTGATGTTGATTGCATTATGTAAATTCAATGCCTTGCGTTGTACATCACCCGTAGGAATTCGAATGTTTAGAAACTCTACGATATCCGGATGTGAGACATCCATATAAGCGGCATAAGAGCCTTTTCTAGTCTTACCTTGACGGTAAGCAATCATATCTGCGTCTACAGTGTGGAGAAATGGGATAGGGCCTGGAGCAATGTCAGAGACTGTCCGTACATCAGACCAGTGACCACCGACGCCACCGCCATAAACACTAAGCCAGCGCAGTTCAGAAGTATGATCAATAAGACCTTCAAGAGTGTCCGGAACGTATGTGAGGAAGCATGAGATAGGCATTCCCTTTCCTTTACCGTGTCCATTAGGCGCATTGCTAAGAACTGGAGATGCAAACATAAACCATTTTTTTGAAACATAGTCGTATAACCTTTGGGCTAGATCTTCATCAATTGTTTCTCTGTATACTGACCATGCTTTAGCGGCTCTAGCGTATCCTTCTTGTGGGGATGATTCGTAACTATTAAGATAAAAATCCTTAAGCATGTTAATAGCATAATCTGCTAATAGATCATCTTTGGACTTATCGATCTTAATTTTCATATGGGTTCCTTATTGTTAAATTCAACGGCTACTAACCCTATGCAGGGAAGCACCTTAATTAAATTGTAAAAAAATTGAGTTCATTCTAAGATACTAGTACGAATACATGTCTTTGAAAAGCCGGATCAAGAACCCGATTCCCATTCGAATTGCTACAGTAGTAGCTGAGAATTGATTAGTCTCAAATCGATATCCAGCGTCTATCATATCTTTCTTAGTAACGAACTTTTTTTGGATGTTGTCTACGTATTTTGATTTGTAAACAAGAACTCCGTGACCTACGTCACGCTTTGTCTTGCAGTACTGTAACTTCGCTCTCCGAGTGAACAAGTAAAACCAGAATCTAAAGAGAGATCGATTGCACAGTAGATACAGCAGAGTTAAAGCATAATCCTCACAGTCTCCATAAAACTTGCCGTCTTTTGATTCCATGATATACCAAGCATCACGTTGGTCATAATGATTCCGGTCGCTAATGTATTCGAATTTTTGCGAAAACTCAGCGACAATTTGATCTTCGGGGCCTAATTTCATTAACACTTTCTCCAGAAACTTATCTTCAGCTTGCCTTCAAGACCATGATATGTATTAGAATTTATAATATCTTGAACTTCACGAATTGTTAGTCCTGATAATATCATATCATTAATGTCTTTGTCAACGACTCTATCTGGCCAGATGCACAATTTATATCCGGATGCAATACACTTCTCCATTCTAGAAACGATCTCTTTATTCCTTGGTTCATTGTCAAAGATAAAGACAGCGTTTTCTGGATTTGGTAGTCCCGAAGCATTTCCATCTGCTCCTGCCATAGCCATACAATTACTTATAAACATGCTGTCTAGCGGACCCTCCGCTACGTAATATTTTTTGGTGGTATCGACTACATCAAGGCCAAAAATCTTAGACGAATCTTCGTCTAGCATGATAGTTATATAGCGTAGTTCATATGGATTAAATGCTCTTGCGTTAAATCCAAAAACTTCTCCTCTTCTATTGATGAAGGGCATCACGAGTCTAGGACTATCGTTTTCTAACTCTGGAAGTTTGTTGGGAATCAGAGTGTTGACCCACGAATTAAAATTAGGAGCATAGTACATTCGCCATTGTTGATTCGTAGGAATCTTTCTCTCTTCAATATACTTACGACACATATGATTATGCGGAAGAGAAGAGACTTTTTTGATTCCCCTAAGCGGAGAGTCTTTCTTCGTAAATGCTGGACGCTTGTGTTTTAGTTTATCTAGAGGCTTTGCGTTCGGCTTGTAGAGTCGCTTTGGAGACTCATACTTTTCTGCTACAGTATCGATAACATAATCATTGAAAAGATTATGATCAACCGCTCTTAGGAAGTTACGCAAATTATGAGATGCGCCACAGTTGTGACAATAGAAGATAGCTGAATTGTCTTTTTCTAAGATCCAGCCACGAGCCTTGTGCTTTGACTTTTGAGAATCCCCACAGATAGGACAGCGAAAGTTCGCTCGATAGGGACTATTCTGTTTGATCTTGAAAAGTTCAAGACGAGATGATAAAATGTTGGCGTACTTTAAATCGACATGATTCATAGAATACTCTAGGTGATATTATGATTTGCGATAAAAAAATTATACCATCTAGATGTGTTCTTGTCAATAGTTAGACTGCAATTATATCCTTGAGTTGTACAGCGGCGAATGCAAGAGCAGTAGCAATTCCAATAGCATAGAACTTCCAGCTTTCTAGCTTAGTAACTCGATCTTCGACCTTGTTCCAGGCATCTGTGCTTTTTTCATCATGAACACGAAGAAACTCCATAAGCTCTCTATGATTACGCTCCATATCGATTCGAACTTCATGTTCTTTCTGAGAGATACGCCCATGTATTAGATCGGTCTCTTTTTCGGTCAGTCGCTTTGACTCTCTACTTTCATACTCTACTTGCTCAAGTCGAGTTTCTTGGCCCGCCAATATTTTTCCAACGTCTGACGATACTGTAGCGATTTTGTCGATTGCAGTGTCGAGTTTTGCTAATAATCCTTGCATGTTACTAACGTCTCTCTTTAAAATCTCCACATCAGACTTTACTTCATGAATACTATTCTGAGTGTCCATCTTTGTTTACTCCTGTGTGCAGGACCCTTTTAATTATAGAGTTCTTTTTCTTTTTTTGTAGACGTTTCTGAGCCCGCTTGGAGACACCTGGTTCTCCTTGAGGTCCCACGCCTATACCTGCCACGTTACCCGAACCAGCCGAATTTGCTGGAACTTCTTCGTCGATAGTATTTTCAAATAAATGATTAATACTATCATCGGAATACATGTTAACTACCATGCTCATGTATTCGTCCAACTTACACTCAACGTATTCTTCTGTAAGTAAGTCTTCTTCGTATTTCTGGATTTCTTCGCTCTCTTTGATTAGATAGAGGGCTGCAGCATAAGAAGCTAATCGACTCTTGCCACCAGGCACTTTTTCTAAAAGTCGCTTTAACTTCATGATCATGATGTCGAATATACCGAATGCGTCTTTTTCTTCTCGACGAGTGAATTCTTTACGCTTTTTCAGTTGATTTCCATTCTCGTCGATAATACCAAGCTCATAAGCCTTCCACTCCTTGAAGGGAGTCGCAAGTCTCTTAATGAACTGATATACTAAAAAAAGATCGACGATCATATTTTCCGTAACTCTTGGACTATGTTTATGTCTAGCGGAATATCCGTAGACTTTATTTGTACGTCTTCATACTCAATAAATTCCGGCATATAGCTCAAGTAAATAACAAAGGGCTTTAGATGATGATGATACATCTTAAGCTTTAGAAACAACATGTTTGTTGCTGCCGGACCAAAGCAATTGTAAATAATTATGAGATGATTCAATATTAGTCGTACTCTTAGATCCCCATCTTCCTTATATCGCTTAAATAATCGTTTTACATGCTGAAACCTTTTAGCGTCTTCATAAAAGTCTTCAGCACTTGCGGCAGATTTCATATCATAATGCTTAGCCGCATATAGCAAAAAAGTAGAATCATCTAATCTCATTATTATTCATTACTCACATCAAAAAGCGCTCCCCCGAAGGGGAGCATTAAAGCTAATGTAATATTAAGCTGTTACTGTTAGCGTAGACGTTGTTGACGGAGCAGTTGTGACGCCATCTCCGCCAGGGAAGCTCGCTGAAGCAGTCACTCGGAACGTAGCACCGTTCAATGCAAGTGGTGCTGGGAACGAGATTGTGCTTTCCAATACTCCCAATCCGCCTGCTGTCTCTTCGATATCAGTGATCGAATCAACATCTTCCCAAGCTGTACCGCCCAGTGGGTCGTACTCCCAAGTGTAGCTAACAGTTGCACTATCAGAGTTAGTCTGAGTCGTTACTGTAAATGTAGCAGTTTCGCCGTCAGCAACTGTAAGTGTTGTAGCTGGCTGAGCAAGGAACGCAAATGTAGCTTCAGGTGTTACTACGTCTTCAGCATCACCAGAAACGCTTGCAGGTACACCCATTGCAACAATAGGCTCAGCGGCGTAACGAGTTACTGCTCCACCGTTTGTGGTCCAAGTGCGAAGCGTGTTCCAGCCTCCTGTCTTCAAACCTTGATCAGCGTTAGTGCTAACACCAGCTTCTTCAACATCGATGAAGTATGCAGGTGGTTCAGCAACTTTCTGAAGCGAATCGTCAGTTGCGCCAGCGCCAGTAGTCAAGCCAATAGCCGCACCACCTTCTGTAGCCGCAAGCTGAATTGTGTCAGCAGTTCGACCAACAACAAAATATTGTGTTCCTGTCACTAAACCCGTGATAGCGGAAGTTGAAGTATACAACACTTCGTCTCCATTCTCGAAAGAATGTGCTGTCAGCGTGATATCATTGCCAGTAGCAACAGCAGTTCCATCAAAAGTTACTGCAGGTTGTAGATACTTAGGCACATCAGCAAAAGTATCTGTATTTCCCCATAGTGCCATTGTGTTTCTCCTTTATGAGTAAATTATTCTTACTATTTATCTTATTTAGTCTTCGACTTTGGTGGGTAGTCCCTTGTGCTTAGTCTTTGCAAAGTCTTCAAGATCCTTTTCAGACATAGAACTAGCGATCTTCTTTACTTCGTCTGAAGCATCATCCATCTCACCACGCTTGTATGCGAGAGCCATGCCCATGAGCTTCTGTTGTGATTTAGAAACTGCTTTCTCATCAAGTTCAACTGATTCTTTCATTGACTTAATATGAGCAATCGCCGCTACTTTTGCTTTAGGTAATGAACTAAACTCTTTCCAAGGCTTGTCATTAATATGAACGACAACGGGGTCGGTCATCTTGTTGCCTTTTCTATAATATGTGTGGCTGGTGCCTTTGTAGACATGACCGATCATAAATTTCATACCAGCAGGCACTTTTGGTGCTTCATCAAGTTTTTGTTTGATCTGATGCTCTTCGAGACTCTGATTCTCTTCCGCAAGAGTTCGTAAAAATGCTTCTTCTATAGACTCGACATACATGTTGAGTTCATAGCTCTTGCCTGTGTTATATACTTGGACGTGAAGATTCTTCTTAGTGTTAGTAGGAAGAATAAATGAGTTAGTCTTACCCGAAGAAGGCTTCTTTGGACCCATTGCAACTTTGTCATGCACAGCGTCCATATCAACTTTTACTTTGTGCTTCTTCTCAGCATGAGCGTATGCGTGTTGTAGTGCATCGGAGTATGTCTTGTGATAAATGTCATATCCTGTAGCAGATTGACCAGCGTTTCTTTTTACTTCGTCAACCTGCACGACTGATTCGAAAAGTTCTGGAAATTCATCTTCAATTTCATCTTTATCCCATTCTAAAGCATCTTTGTCCATCAAGAACTTAACAATGTTCTTTTTATCACCAGTGATTTGATAATCTCTACCTTTATCAACTACCTTGACACGGTATTTTCTTTGAACCTTTTTGGCTCGTGCTGGTTCATCATCAAAGTAAGGAATATCTACTCTGATAGAGGTAGCTTCAGTAACCTGCTCGACTTCTTCTCCGAATGCGCCATATGGATCATCGTATGAAGTCATACGCTTGTCGCCTTCAGCGTATGAGTGAAGTGTTTGCATCATGCTGTGTGCGTTTGCAAGTTTATTCTGATACCACTCTTCCATATCTCCAGACATTTCGAGATAATCAGAAATTTCTTCAGCGGCATACTGAATAAAGTGTAACTGACGAATCGCCATGCTCACTTCATCGTAACCTTCGTCGAGATCGACTGACTCATTAACTGCAGGCTTGATTGCCAAAAGACCCATTTTAGACTTGGGTACTTTCAACATTTGAGCCGCTTTCATCTTAGCACCATACAAGTCTTTTGCTTCGCCTTTTTTAATTTCAACCTTCTTGCCACCATACATAGCAATCCAGCCAGCAAATTCAGACTCTTCGAGATCGACTGACTCACGCATGACTCGACCACCCTTCCACATACCATGCTTCTGGAATATCTGGTGTACGCCATCACGAGGATCAGTGTCCATTCCACGAATGAACTTCTGCATTGCCATGAACGTTTTGTCCTGTTTGTTTACGTCTGACTCTTTACCAAGTTGACGAACGAACTGACCAACACGTTCGAAATCTTTCTTATCTATACCACCATGCTTCTTTGCATAGTCATCAAATGCCTTTGCGACCTTGAAGTAGTCTACTGCTTCATCGAGATCGACTGACTCGCTCAGAATCTTGTATGACTTGATGGTTGCCCCCATGTCACCTAGTGCAAGGGTTGCGTCTTTGCCATCTCGACTATAGAGATGAAACTTCATACCGCCTGGTTTGTTGGGATCAACCATGTTGACTTTATCGACATTGTGCTTAGCACTTCGAGTCTTGCTCTTGACTTGAAATGTGCGTGTCTGACTAGAACTAATTGAAGAACCGTATGTAATCTCAATCTTAGAACCCTTCTTCAACTTGTCAAAATCAGATCGTGACACAGTTGCTTCATCAAGTTTAACTGACTCTTTTGTATCAGTAGTCTTCAAAAAAGTTTTTAACGTTTTCATCAGTAATTTCCTATTAGTACTTGGAATACTCTTTCATGCCTCGAAGTGCGCCAGCGAGAGCAATAGCTTGAGGACCTTTACACTTGGCGACCTTCATGGCTTGTTGAACTTGAGCCATAGTATATGGGCCCATATTACCAATCTTTGCTTCATCAACCTGCTCGACTTCTTCGTTTGCTAGTTGCAATGCGCCTTTGACTTTAGGATGACTAGATAATCCTTTCTTTAACTTCTCGATTGCTTTGGTAGCACCAGTCATGTTTCCTGCCATGTCTTTAGCGATTCGCATTGCCCTAACCACTTGACGATCACGCATAGTTGACTCATTCATATCTTCTTCGTCATCATCGTCATCATCGTCATCATGATAGCCTTCACCATCGCAATGATCGCACTCTTCGCCGTCTACTTCACCAGTGCCTTCGCACTTCTCGCAGTCTTCCTTTTCTTCGCTAATAGCGTCTTGTCCGTTTTCAGTGACTGGATTCTCGTCAGCCAACAGCGGATCTTGCTCTTCTTTTGTTACTGCCTTAGAAATAGCCTTTCTGCGCTTGTGTAGATACTCATCTGAGGAATCAACGTCACCGTCGTTATCGATATCTTGATCTTGTCGATCATCAAAGTCTTTTTTGACAGCCTTTTTGTTTACGGGATCAAGCTTATCTTCTTTCATCTTTTTCTTTCCGTAAGAAGCTTGAATGTTTCCTCCGCAAGATGACTCTTCGACAGATTGCTCTACAGTTTCTTGTGCAGGCTCGTGCTGACTCATAACATTGGCAGCATCTTCTACCGCAGATGGAGCTTGTTCTTCGGCGCTATATGTAGGATCTAATGCCTTAGAGAAAGCACTCATAAATGTATCTGGGAGCGGATGTACTGGTTGCTTTTTCATTTTTATAATTCCCTAATAAAGTTTAGTATTCTTAGTATTTATGCTAATCGAGACTTCATTCTACCCCATGTAATCGGGCCTACAATGCCGTCTGGACACAGATCGTTTTCCATCTGGAATCTCATTACTGCGTCTTGTGTGTCTTCTCCAAAAAAACCATCAGCAGGGATATCTAAAAGATTTTGTAGTTCTACAACTTGATTTCCTTTAGATCCCATGTGCATATCAATGTGCATGGAAGTATCCGTGTCATGATGAATGTCAATTCCCATTAAATTTAGGACTTCTTCATAGTGTTCTGTTCTCTCAGTCAAACCGATGTATCCTCCATTAATTTTCCTTGTGATCGCCTTAATATCTCGCTGATCAGCATATGCATTTAAATTACGAGTATCCCAATACCAGAGAGCAGAATGTAACGCACCTCGCTTTGTCTCTAAATATTGGATTGTTTCGTCCAGAGTTTTACCAACATGCTTTGCAAACTTAGTATAGTTTTCTTTGCCCGTTAGCTGTATCACTCCCCTTCCTCTGAATTTATATCCTTCTCCAGACTCTGTATCTCCGTTACCCATTCGGTTCGCATATATTACATTTGCGATCTTCACGGGCTGTCTATGATACGCTTCAACATTCTTATTCTTAAAATACTTTCCAAATAGCTTGGAAAGTGCATCAGAAGAATAATTTAAGTTTTCAGACAACACTTTAAACTGTGAACTCTCATGAGAACACTGTGCTAGAAAAGCGGCTAGTCTTTCCGGTGTCGTGATACCATAGTCTTCTAGCATATCGTTGAGTAGATCATACCACTCATCAATTTCTTTATTGCGAGGCAAGATCTGCTCAAGTAGATCTTTTCTAATCACCCTCATAATTTATCACTCGTACTTAATAACTGGATTAGGCGTCTTAAATGCTTTCTTACGCATGATTGTTTTGTTTACAACTTCGAACTCACCGTTCTTCCAGTTTACAACAACGGGAAGATTCAGATCCGATTGCATATCTTTGAGGACAGCTTCAGCGTTACCGTGCTTCTTGATTCGCTTACCCTTGTTGTCTGCCATCTTCTTAAAGAGTCGTTGTAACTCAGCAACTGTAATAGCAGGCTTGTTGCGAGGATCATTGAGTCGATCAGCGAAGTGTCTCGTAAATTCGATGTCTACGTCAAACTTGTTGAGCAAGCGATCTGCAAACTTTTCGAGATCGTTGATCTGCTGTTGAGTAACTTCTTCAACAAGATCTCCCACTTGCTTTGTTGATACCCAAACACGTCCACCTTCTTCTCTGTGAAGTGACAACATATCCTCTTTATTGCCGATTGCAACTACTTCTCTTTCCTTTACGAGAGCATAGTGAGTTTCATCAGCGCCGATAGCGTCTTCACCGACTTTGATTGTCTTGCTTCGAACAGTTTCTTTCACGCAGTTTGGAACAGGCTTACCTTTCTTCCCTTTCTTCATTCCAACTTGCTTATATCCATCCCAACAAGGATCTTGTTCGTCTAGAGCCTCTCGCTCCTTTTTCATTTTTTGGATCATTTGCTCAAGTTCTTTTACACGTTCGTCTGCGCTTTTACCAGTTGTTCTTTTGGTATAAGCGTTATAGCTTTTCCACAAGCGATCTTGAGCAGACATTTTTCGACTCTTGCGAGCTTCTTTAAAAGTCTTCTTAGGCTTTTCGCCTCGCTCTTTCTTAGAGATAGCAATAGCCGCTTGCTGTGCGGGAGAAACTGCTTCATTTACCGACTCGTAAATCAAATCCATCATTGGACTGTATGTGCTACCTGTCTTAGTTACAAGCCCGTGTTTAGTAAGAAGGCTTTTTATCTCTTTACCTTCTTCTGTACCGTATGCTTTACTAGAGATATTATTGATTCTTGAGATTTCTTTATCAATGATTCCTTCGTGCTTATAATCAGTCCGCCCAGAAGTGCTTTTCCCTAAAACCCGCATCGACTGCACAATCGTTAATAGTGCATCTTCGATTGACTGAAAGTTTCTGCTCTTGTTTTTGCTAAAGTCTCTGGCGGCAGTCTTGAGTTTATCAACATTTTTCATGTTGACTTCTTCGTTGACCGATTCCTTCTTGACCTTAGATGCTAGATCTTTATCTGCTCCGTCCCAAGTTCCTTTACCCTTAGTGATAAACGAATTGACACGAGCATACGCCCACTGCTGTTGAGTAGCACCTGGGCGATGCCCTGTCTTCCACGCTGCCATTCCCCGATCATAAACTTTTTTGAGAATACTATATGGAATTCCGGACTTATCAGCCTTTTTCATCAATGCTTCTTTTGACTCTTCAGTCAACTCATATGTTTCAGTTGCCAACCGAGGACGAGTACTGCGATTCTTACGCTGAACATCAGCAGCTCTCGCACGATCTTGAATCTGATCAACCTCTTTTCTGACTCGATTGCGAATTCTCTTAATCTGATCCTTTGCTCGTTCCATGTTAGGACCTTCTTCCAAAGACTCCCCATACATTTGACGATACTTTTTAGTGTGCTTAGACTCTTTTGTCTTCGCATCATCGTCGCCCGGTGCAGACTTGTAAGAGCTAGGACTATCATCGTCCGCTTTTACGCCTTTACGGAATTGCTTTGCTCTTGCTTCTTTTTCAGAATCAGAAAGTCCCTTGTAATACTTTTTGGGCTGAGTCCCAGGCTGATCTTTTACGTCTGGATCTTGTGCAACCTTTTGCTCGCTGACAGTCTCACCGGGCGTGTCTCTCTTGTATCGCTTAGTTACTTTTTCAGTACCACGATCACCTGCGCCACCTTCTTCTTGAACCATTTTTGCAAGAGTCTTAGCGTCTACATTATCGAATTGCTTTGCAATAACTTGAGCGTAATAAACTGGAGAATGACGACCGGGTTTTTCTTTTTTCTTACGTGCAAGTAGTTTCTTTAAAAGCTGAGCGGCTACAGCGTATTGCTTTCGATTGACTGTTACAGACTTAAGCTTTTTGATGCCCCACGGATCATTGTCGCTGAGCGACTTTTCATCGATGGTGTTAGTAATCTCTTCGATAAGCTGTAGCAACTCTACGTCATTGACTTCTTCAAACTGACTTTGCTTTTTCTTAAATGCTTTGAATCGACCATCTAGCTTGATTGATCCTTCCTTATTAAACATCTGATGGTAACGCTTCTGTCTTGGTGTCTCGTTATCGGGAGTCAGTACAGGATTCATTTCTTCGCTTTTCGTCATAAACTTTTGACGATCAGCTTTCTTGACCTGAGGTAAAAGTCTCTTAGCAATTCTGTCGATGATTGCTTTACGCTTTGCGACTTTCTTATCAATGAGCATTTTTTGTGCGGGACTGAGATCTTTATAGTTAGCGCCTTGCTTACCCGCAACCTTTTTACGAATCAGTTGAATTGCTTTCTTGCGAGAGCGAGTTTTAAGCTTGCTTGCGTCTGCAAATCGTCTACGCATTCTCTTACGAGCCATGGCGATCTTAGTCTTATATCGACGCATAGTAAGGGCACGCTTTCTTCGTTGTTGAATAGTCATCACTTCATCGAGTGATTCCATTTCTTCTTCGAGTTTAGCGAGTTTCATTCCACCACGAACCATGTCGTAGATGTTCTTAGCGTTTCGCTGGAGTTTCTTTGGGAGGCCCTTCTTAAAGCCCTCAAGATCGCCCTGAGACGCTAGCTTACGCATAACAGAAGCAGACATAGTATCAGCAGTCATATTCTTAGCTTCATCTGAGTCGGGATCTGTGCGCTCTCCGGCAGAAACTACTTCGATGTCGTCAAAGGTAAAGTCTTTACCGTTGTACTTGTTAAGCAGAGTATCAAATTCCGAGATTCTATCAGCACCAACAACGAGAATTACGTTGTCAAACTTAGCCTCGAGTTCTTTCATGACTTGAAAAATGGTCTTTGCTTTTGACTTGACTACAAGATTACGACCAAATGCCATTTGCGCTAGCTTTATTTTATCATCGTAACTAAGCGGATTCTTTTTAGGATCTTGTGATTGGCCAAGATAGATAAGGGGTGTAGCCGAGCGCTTCTTAGCAACTTCTTTGATTTTGTTTGCTAACTTCTCGTGACCAGACGTGATTGGATTCATGCGACCCCAACCAAGGACGACAGTTTTACCTTTTGCCTCATTAAGAGTTGGATTGAGTTCGATGGTGTTCTTGACTAAGGTTTCGTCTTTCTTTTTAGTCTTAGACGGATTTTCTTTTTTTTCTTCTTTTTCCACGTTGTCCTCTCAGGGTTTTGCGTACACTTACCTGTTGTTGTTATTTATACTTAAGCTGGATTGTCTACCAGTATTAGATCGAACGTTGCTGATACTTGTGTTGCCTGTCCGGCCACAACATCAATCTTGATATCTGTCTTTTCTTCAAACTTGAGGGGAACAGGATAATTGATGTCGAGACTCTGACCACCTGCGGCATTGAAGTTACCTTTAATGTTAAATGCTCCGCCAAATGGTCGTGCAAACAAACGATAAGTCACCCCAGCGTTAGTAGATGCTTTATCGGATCCCAAATGCAGATCGAGAAGATAGGCAGTCTTTCCTGCTGGCACAGTGTAAACTGTCATGAGAGTTTGACCCAGACCAGCAAGAATCTTGGCTGCAACTGTACCGCTTTGTGAAATGTTGATATCTTGACTATTCTCTGACGCTACCATTCTTGCTCGAAACACACGAGAGAAGACTGTCAATCCCGCCGAGCCGATATTAATAATTTCAATAACAGGATTATAATCTGCGTCAAGACCTTGAACTTCTACAGCCTCTCCATCATCCGCAGTGTTAGTCGCTCCAGCTAAAGTCAGTACGCTATTTGCTGGATAAGGATAAGCAACTGTTCCGCTATTACCGTCCCAAACTGTTCCAGCAGTGACATCTCCGTTTGTAGCACCAAACTTGTTGATATGTGAGTAGCCAGTAACATCTCCTGCCGCAATTGGAATGTTGGAAGCCGCACCGGAAGAATTAATAATATTTCCGTCTTTGTCTGCCATTTGAAATGCCTCAAACAGCGTCTTATTATTATCTAAAAATGATTGAGTGTCTTTATTCCAAATAGCCATTTACTTGTCCCATCCCTTGATATATTCGGGAGAAAAGTTTGCTTTACTAAACTGTAATCTGTCTACTAGCTTGACTACATTTTTACCTGTGTGATCAATCGCAACAAAGCCTTCTTGACCTGTTGCTTCAAGCCCGTCTTTAGTCTTCAAGAATGTTCCCAACCCTTGCGCCTTCTCTAGCTTGCGAATGATCATGAGTTTTGCTTTTGCTACGAGATTATATAGTGTAAACAGATCTTCGATTTCTTTGACTGGGCTACTCTTAAAGAAGTTTAAGATTTCGTCTCGCTTGGCTCTTTGTGTCGCTTTGCCTTTCTCGCTCTTGCGCTTGTCTTCTTCTTTCTGATAGATGCCTTCGATATACGATACAAACTCGGTAGCAACTTTCTTTGGATTAGGCAACTGATCGTTACGAATCTTAGCGTTAATGAAGGTGTTCATTCTCATATTAATATCAGCATTCTTACTGATCATATCAAACGTACTACGCTTGACTTTGTTGAACGTCTTGCCTGCTTGTGATAGAATCGCAGTAATCTCTGCTGTTTCTTTCTTGTTAAAATTAGCTGAGCCAGAGACATCTTTGTACATTGCGTCTACTGAGAAGACCTTTGCTGAAGTTTTAAGATCACTTGCAATCTCCTTTCCAAAACTTGCTGACATTGACTCAAAAGACTCTCCTCTGTATGTTGTATGCCATACCACACCGAAGTCTGCCCTGCTAATTTTTCTACCGAGGTCGCTTTTTGACGGTACAGCGTAAACAATCGTATTAGGATGGAAAGTAATATGCGATTCACCATCAATATCCATCGTCTGTAAATCACTTTTCGAAAATAAAAAATCACCTTGAACAACTCCTTTAATACCTAAACTTGGAAGATGTTTCAATGCAACTTTCATCTTCTCATTCAAATCACCTGTTGTATCAGCATCAATATCTGCATTTGTCTTGTATATCTTAGGATTCTTATTGAAGATACCTTTCTTCGCCACGAAGAACTTGCCATCGCTCGGATCGATACCAGCGAACACTGCAGGCGCTCCGTCCCACTTCACTGTAACGTTGACAGAACTCTTTGACTTGCCTGCGAGCATATCACGCAACGAGCGAAGATAGTTAATTGTGTCACGAGCACCATCGACCCCGTTATCAATGATAGAGTCTTCAAGGTGAGTCATGTGTGTGTTCTTTGACTCATTCAAAAACGTTTTAAACGATTTCATTTATCTTTTACTCAATAGATTTTTGTTGACCCAATTGAAGATTATTGTTGCTTGAATAGGATTAACTCCCAATTTTTCGAATGTGTTATCTGCCTCCATTATTAAAAACAAATCAAACATTTCGTCAAAATTCTTTTCTTCAATAAATCTTGCAATCTTTATTCTATGTTTTGTTTTTGTAGAAATCTGCTTCCATATCTTTTTAATTTCACCTGGTTTCATTTCATGTCCGACTCTCATATTCCCAGCTTTGGGATGATTGTTTCTAAACTTAAAAAGAAGATCTTCGAAATCTAAAGTCTTTAAAATTTTCCCACTGGTATCTTTATAGTTTTTAACATCTCCGTGGACAATACCATTAGGCTTATATTTGAGTTCGATTCCTAGTTCTTTCATTTTAGATTTGCTTACTGCATCTTTGGCATCTTTAGCTGAAACTAGCTTATTGTCGAGAACACCATCAAAGCTTACAATGAAAAAAGAGTCTTTTCTTTCTGATATAAATTGACTAAACGATTTCATTTTTTCTTCCAGATCGATTTCTTTCTTTTGTTAAAAAGTGCTACGGCTGCTTCTGCATCAAGCGGTTTATCGTGTATAGCTCGCATCGTGCGATTCTGCTTTCCACGCTCATAATTACTCCTAGATATTCGAACAACATACTTGCCTTCATCAGGACCGTTCTTGTAACGAGAGATCATCAAAGAAGTCCCACTAGGGTGCTTTATTTTCTTTATAAGAGTTTCATCGTTATACTCTGTAATGTATTGACTGAATGATTTCATTGTTTTAACTTAGTCTTAAAAAGGATTCTTTTTCTTTGAGTCAGGCGCTAACGAGTATTTACTGCTAGGCATTGACGTAATTTTTAATTCCGCTTGAACTTCGTAAAACTGCGAACGAGTTGCAATTCTTACTTTAAAGTCACCGCTACCTTTTAGCAAGGGAACAGCACTAGGCACTTTAAATGGATTTTTACTCGATATCCGATAAAAATCATCTGCGGCTTGCATATAATATGCAGGCTCAGCTTTACCTACAGTGTAATGCTTTGTAATTAAAGACGCCATATCATAGTTTTTCATCTCTGCTATATAGCGATTGATTCCAGGCTGTGCAAAGTATGCTTTCATTATATGAAGAGGAACAGCGCCTTCTTCTTTTAGTCCGCCTTTTGTAGTAGGTATCTTTATTTGTTTTAAGGGTATACCAGTAAACTTAGACAAATCTTTAAGAAACTTCTTTGTCTTAGGATCATCGTTAAGAATATCAACTGCTTCTTTCGCAGCGGGGGTAGTGTAAGTAGTATCCCACTTTCCATTTTTATAGAATACTCTAGGATTAGATAGATTGTCGGTGTGATTCATCTTGACTTCAAGCCAAGTCTTTGTGACCCCCTTTTGTAGCAATACGTCTGAGTACTGAGTGCCCACAGTAGGCCGACTAGCTCTTATGCCAGAAATAGAGTTTGCAGATTCTGCTATCATTTTTTCGAATCTATCAGACGCAGCGCTCATGACTATCCCTTAAATAGTATTATAATATTTATAAAATCCAGAATATAAGCCATTGAAAAATCAATTTGTATAAATAGTGTCAGGGTGCGTGTTCATACGGTATTCGTAAGAGGCAAGTGTGTAGAGTAATTATTACCCAATCACATAGGAATAGCAGGTGTAGCATTTTAAATGCCAGTGGGGTTCTGGCCTGCCACGTAGTCTGATTTATAAGAGGGGGCATTGCGCCCCCTTTTTTTATGTGAAATTCGAAAAGTCTGGCTTCGAGTTTTTCGCTTTGAGTGTCGCTACATTGTTAGACTTAGGTGCTTGAGCAGAGTCATCCATCACAGCACTTTGAGCATCCTCATCAGCATCAAAAAGTTTCATCTTAGATCGATCAATGCCGACAACGAATCTCTTCTTGTAGTTTGGATCTCCCCAGCGATTTTTCAATTGCTTGATCATCACCAGATTAGACTCTTCTAGTTGCTCTGTCGATACTACGCCAAACATGAAGTCAGCAGTCGCTGGAAGTCCAAAAGACTCAGAGGTATCTTCAAGCCCAATATCAGAGTTAGAGTATCCGCTCCTTGTAGTCTGTGTCGCAGACATAATTGGAACATTAAACTCGACAGCAAGCCCTCTCAATTCTTCAGCAATTGCCTTAACAATTGTATATGAGTTTGCGCTTGCATTCTTCACACGAGAACTTGTACATATATTCAGATAGTCAATGTAAATAACATCTGGAGTGAAGTTCTTTTTCAGTTTCAACTCGTTTAACAAATGTCGAAAGTGTCCAGATCCAGCGCTTGCTGTTGGATACTCTTTGACAATCAACTTACCTGTAGTCTTTTCTTTGACTCGTTGCACCTTCTTAAGATAGACATCTTTAGGCATTTCTCTCAGAGTGTCCATCGTAACGTCAAGTAGATTCGCATCGATCCGCTCAGCGATGCGTTCTTCAGCCATCTCCATCGTGATATACAGAACATTTAATCCAGAGAGAAGATTAGCAGATGCACAGTGAGTCATAAACAAAGTTTTACCCACACCTGTTCCAGCAAGAATCACGCTGAGAGATTTACGAGAAAGTCCACCCTTCGTGATCTTGTTCATCAGATCTATGTCGAATGGGATCTTGTCTTCTTTCGTGTGATAAAAGCGATATCGATCTTCGTAAAGCTCCAGAAAGTCGTGTCCAACATTCTGATCAAACGAGACGCCAAGGGCGTCACTCAGCAATTGTGGAATCGCACCCTTGTCTAGAGTCTTGTGTTGATTGTCTAGTACAAGGATGGATTCACGGACTGCATTATAGATGGCCTTGTCTTGACAGAACTTTTCAGTTTTATCTACTAGCCAGTCGAGATCTGTCTGATCATCATAACTCAACTCATTGATCATATCAACAGCAGAAGAAAAGGAATCTTCCGTCAGAGTTGTTTTCTCTTCAAGATTGATTCGCAATGCTTCTTTTGTTGGTATGCCATTGTAGTCTTCGATGTAAGACATAATAGCGCTGTAAACAGTCTTCTCAGTAAGATCAAAAAAGTAAGATTCACTTAGAAAAGGTGCAACTCTTCGCATGTATTCTTCATTGTGAAGTAGTGACGCAAGAATTGTGTTTTCAATCATCTAGATTAGCCTCTTCATAATCTTCTGGTTCGTCTACCACAAGTGAACGTGTGGCGATTTGATATCTGTCACTAATATACTCTTGAAAGCGCTTGCTTGTCAAGATGGGAAGCCAAAAATCTTTTGTATCAGTATCTTTTGCTCGATACTTCTTATCTTCGACTTCACCTGTTTCTGGATCGACTTTTGAGTACCAACCCATGCTAGGTTTAACGACAAAGCCACCTTCTGTTGCAAGATCGAGTAATCCAGACCACTTGTTGATTCCAGCATCAAATCGAGCATTGAATGGGAACTTGGATTTCTCACGAACAAAGCGTGACTTCTCAATGTTGATAGTGAAGTTATAACCCATCAACTCTTTCCCGTCTTTGTCTTGGGCTTTTGTAATTACAAATACTTGATTTGCACTATACATGCCTCCAGTACCACCGGACATGATTGCTTTAGAATAAAGCTCCATTGTCTGATAAGTGTGATTGACAGCAACACAAGGAATGTCTTTTGTAGTCAAGTGTGGCGTTACAATTCGCCAGAGTGATTTCATCACTTTTGCACGAGACATATCAGCAACAGACTTTCCGTCCAAAGCATCTTCCACTTCTTTCTTAGAAGCAAGATTGCCTACAGAGTCAACAAAGATAATTACTTTGTCGCCACGCTCTATTTCTTCTAGTCTCTTTGAAATGTCAAACTTCAGTTGCTCAAGATGTTCAATTGGAATATGAAGCACTCTACTAGTGTCAATCCCGTTTGACTCGATATAGTCTGGTGTAATACCAAACTCTGAATCGTAAAACAAACACACAGCATCTTCATGTTTCTTCATGTATGCCTTAACAAGCATTAGTCCGAGCAAAGATTTAAAGCTCTTTGATTCCCCAGCAAGAAACGTTAGTCCAGGCGTTAAGCCGCCGTCTAACCGTCCACTCAAAGCAACATTAATGATTGGAATTTCAGTTGGTATACTATCCTTCACATTAAAAAATGTAGACTTATTTAATATCGAAGTGTGTTTTATGGCTCCAGATTTCTGAAGCTTTTCTAGTAGTGATGACATATTTTTTTCCTTAGTAGTTATTGATTGTTTTAACGTGGGGAATTATCCCACAGTGATAATGTGTCATATAATGACCATTATAGTGTCATATGTTCAATATATGCAACATTTATGATGTCATAATAGACGCAAGCTTATCTTGGAATGCGTCAATCTTTTCATATCGATTCGGCCAGTAGATATAATCCTTATTGGGATCTGCCTTTAGGTTTTCTAGTAATGGCATGATAGCATCATACAAGGCTTTTGCCTTGTTGTCAACTGATACCAATTCTTGTTGGATCGTTTCCGTCTGTGCTTGTAGCTGGCGTACCGCATCCAACTCATCTTCCGTTACAGCGGTGAATCCAAAATCAAAAAATTCATCCGACATTTTAGTTCTCCTTATGCGACTTGAAACCAGCTAGGGGTTTCTCTTGTTTTCCAATTCATTTTGAATCGATGTTGCTTTACACATTCATGAGAAGAAAGACTCCAGTGTATTTCGTTTTTCAAGATCCCAATTGATTGCATCAGATACAAGTTTCAATGGCTCTTTAAACGTCTTGTCAAACTGAGTTTGATAATCGATATACTGTTCTAGCTCAAACTCTCTGGGTAAGAACTGTGGAAAAGATATCACATTCTCCATTGAAGGATTTGGAAGTTTCAGATAGCAAAATTTGACTTTACTTCCGTTCTTAATATCTTCAACATTAAGCTTATTTTTTGATGACAATCTATTGAATACAAGCGCACCTCTTACATGAATCGGACAACCCTTCTTGTAGACAGTGTGTTTGTCCTGCCACTTCTCAATATCACTCACGCCTCTAGGAAAAGAAACATCCTCGGCAGGGAGACTTTTAAACTCATCATAGAAGTTTGCCACGAAGTCTTGAAGTTCGCTTTCTGTAGAGTTTAGAATGATTCCATATGCTTTTACAAACTTATCCCGCACCACTTGAGGCGTGCTGGACTTAACAGCCTCAATTCCCATGATCTTGAGTTTAGGCTCAGCGTAAGCAACTCCCTCATTGTTATGCACGTTAAGTATATATCTTTTCTTAGCAGTCCAGACTCCACGATCAGCAATTGCTTCACGCTCCATAACCATACGAGGTTCATACGCATTCATGTGACTAAACATATCCTTGTAAGACCTTTGTAGTTGAGGAACAAATTTACTCTTACAAGCCTCGTCAATAAAGTTAACGGGATCTTTAGGATTCACCTGCTTCACTAGTGGAGCAAGATCAACATACAACGAATCGGTATCAATTGCAATTACATAGTCTTCATCATAGGACTTGAGTATTCGATTGAGATAGTGATTGATTGCAGTCTCCGCCCATCGAATAGCCAACTGACCAGAGAGCGTAATCCCTTCAGCCATACGCATATCAAAGTATCGAAAATACTGATTCCCAAGCGCTCCATAGAGTGAGTTGAGAAGAATCTTTACTGCCATTTGTTGATTGTCGAGTTGCGTGATCTCCATATCAAGTTGCTTGGTTTTCTTACGCTCATATTCTTTCTTCTTACTAATCATTTGACCTTTGATTGCTTTTCGCTCATCATACAGTCCTACGATGATCTCAGGAAGAACTCCACGCTTATCTTTGCGATACATTGATCCGTTGGCAGCGACCGCATAATCCTTTTCTCGAATTTCATCAGGAATCGTAGTTTTCAGAAAATGATCTACTCCAAAGTCAGGAAGCATACCTTCAACTAGTGTCTCGGGAGACATGTTGTACTGAACAATTAAATTAGGATACAGACTGTTCAAGTCAAACGAAGTGATCCATTCGCTCATTCCAATACGAGGCTCTTTCACATAGCCACCTGGGTAAGATTGCTTCTCTTTTCGAGTAGAAGGAGGAACAGTAATCTTACGATGATGTAAGAATCGATAGATGATACTATCCCATATCCCAGTTGTTCCAAAAGTGTCACTATAGTTGACGCCACCCTTGTATGCAATCGTGAGTGCAAGTTGCATCAATCCAGTTTGACGATCAATTTTGTCAACGAGAAGAATGTCTCGAATGTTATACGAGATAAACTTTTGATAGTCTTGTTTGTATAGACTGTGAAGAGAGCCGTACTCTTCATACGATAGTTTTCGTTCACCGAGAACAACAGATGCAACGTGATCAAGCGAATACGATGCAAGAGTTCCATAGCTATAGCCAAACTTTTGAAATAAATCGAAGTAGTCTACCTGTTGGACGCCATAAATTTCATATGCATCAAGACTCTTACCCTTGACCGCAATCTGACGATATTTAATCACATCGAACGGAGAGATTTGCTTAGAGATATCTTCGCCGAGGATTCGATTCATTCGATTCACAATATACGGAATGTCAAAGAGTCGAATGTTCCATCCAGTGATAATATCTGGAGTGAATTGCTTCCAGTGATGCAAGAAGTTTAGTAAGAGATTCTTCTCATCCAGACACTTCCGATAGACAACCTCATAGTCCTCATAGCCAGAGTCATCAAAGTCTCGAAGACTTGTATCATAGTCATCGAGGCCCCACACAAAGAACGCTTTGTGCTTACTACTCATGTAAGCGATTGAGATGACGGGATACTTGGCCTCGTCGGGTTCGGGGAATCCTTCATCTGACGCAACCTCAATATCGATATTGCCGACATCGATGAACTTGGGATCGAAGTCAATAATAGCAGGGAACTCTTCAGCAACAAACTGAGCTACAAAGTTTGTATTACCGAAGATCTTGAAGTTGTCAACATCTTCATATTGCTTGATAAACTCACCTGCTTCAGACATCGAAGGAAATTGAACGGGATCGACAGTGTGACCATACAGACTCTTCCATCCAGATTCTTGCTTTTTGCTCTGAATGTAAAGTGTAGGTTGAAATTTTACTTTCTTAGTTTCTCTAGTGCCTTTACTAGAGTATCCACGATATAAGATCTTGTTTCCGTAACGGGTCACGTTTGTGTAAAACGACAAGATAGATTCCTCAAAATGTTTTCCACATTATATAGTAGACATGGGGGACATGTCAACCATTTATATAAGTTTCTCTACGGTTGTAGTAAAGAAGTAGATGAGTGCTAGTTCCCACGGAAGTATAACTATTCCTAAAATTGCTAATCTTTTAGCCGTGTCGCTTATGTTAAACATCGTCTACCTTAAGAGTTGCGTGACGTTTTTAGCGACCTTACCAACGGTCGAGGAACGTCACAAAAACCTCTATTCACATTTAAATTATGGGAGTATAGACATATGGCATTGGAGTAGCATTCATATACAACTCCGGATACATAATGTGTCCATAAAAGCCAGCCACCATACACCCAATTAGAAATGTGCATACAGCAATCGCTGATAGCTTTTCAGAAAGGGTTAGTTTCATGATCTACCTACCTGCAGGGATGCTTTGATTTGTGCCAAAAGACTTTTATCCAAATCTAAGAGAATACTATCACTCATAGATGCCGCCACTTCTTCTGGAGACAAACCTTCTGGATACGAAACCTCATATCCCTTAGCTTCCCACTCTTCCAAAGAACGACACTTCATGCGACGAATAAAAAATCCACCCGGCTGGGCGACTTTTACTGTAGCACAAAATTTGCCTTCTTCGTTGAGTTTTGCTGTGTATGATTCTACAGCTAATACAGGTTGAGCTAACATTAAGCCAGCGAATACCACACCGCTACATGCGGCAAATAGTTCTTTTTTCATTTATCAGTGTCCTTTTGAGATTAGATTTTAATTTCGATCTTTCTCGGACGCTGTTCTTCGGGCAGTTCAACTCTCAAACTAATGACTAGTAAACCGTTGACGAATTCAGCTCCATCAACGACAACATGGTCAGCGAGTCTAAATGTTTCTACGAACTTTTTCGTAGTAATACCTTTGTGAAGATATTGCTTAGTGTCTTCGTCTGGATTACCTCGAATAATGAGAACGCCAGGCTGGACTTCAATTTCCAGATCTTTTCTCTTGTAACCACCTAAAGCAAACTCCATCGAATAGTTTGTGTCATCATGCTTTACGATATTGTGCCTAGGGAATCCTTTCTCGTTAGCACCGACGGCGGTAAGTTTCTCAATCTCATCCCATACGTGATCAAATCCTATGAAACGTGAATGGGGGAATGTAAACATTTTAGTTCGGGTATTAACCATTTTTTGCCTCCTTATATTAAGCAAGGTTGTTGTCTCTCAGCCGGACCATTCCGCACTGATGTGGATGACAAGATCGCCCTGTCATCGCTTCTTATTTATACGATTTTACTGCTTATTTAGATTCATAAACCTCGACAAGACCTTCACGCAATAGAAGTTCTGTCAAGTTTCTTTGAGCATCCCAAACAGCATCGTATACTACAAAGTCGCCAAGTATGCGACCGTACTTTCCAGTTTCATCTTTTCTGCTGATTAGTGTTTGAATAGATTCGACTGGTAAGAATTGAGAGACGAAATCTCGTGCTACATGGCCACGAGCCTTCTCTTCTAAATCACGAGTTCTAGTTTCGGGGGCATCGATTCCATAAAAACGAATTCGCTGTCCACGTAACCACACTCCAAATCCTAAATCGATATCGACATCAACTGTGTCGCCATCGAGTACTCTTTTAATGATGCACTTATATTCGTACATTTATTTTTTTTCGTCTACAATCTTTTTAATCATATCATCTTTTTTCTTACGCTTGTCAACTTTGATACCAAGCGTATGCGCAAACTCTTCGAGTTCTGCTTTAGTCATCTTCTTGAGCTTATCACCAAGATCCTCAAGATCGTCAATCGCTTCTTCTACTTCTTCTGCGATTTCTTCGGCCTTGTCTACTACACCTTCGAGGCCCTTCATGTTCCAAACCCAAGCTACATATCCGAGTCCAAAAACAAGACCCGATACGAACAAAATTACAATGATGTCCCACAACATGGCTTTCTCCTTATCGTTTTTTACCAATGCTATATTTAGCAACAAGTTCCCACTCGCTCTTTTCTTTATGTGGGAGTATCTTGATTTGTGATAAAGGGGCAGAAGGTGAAGAAATCATTTCGGGTCGAACGACCTTAATCAACCCCCATTCTTGAAGTAGAGTAACAATTGTGTTTCTTCTTGCGCAATCGTCTTCTGAAAAATCGTGCGCCTTGCCGTCCAACATAAAGAGTTCTTTAAAATGAACGATGTAATACTTTCCTTGCTTGTGCAGGATGTGACAAGATTGGTATAGCTTTCTATCCTTCTTAGAAGCAATACCAATTCTCGTTAAGGTTTCCTTAACTTTTAAAAAATTCTCTTCATGAGTTAAAGAGACTTCAACCATATCTTCAATCAATAACGTCATCTTTTTAAACCGCCTTGTTCTTGTTCTTTTTTAATAGCGTCTATTTGTTCAGACGATAACAAAGACAAGTACTCTCGGCCAACCGTTTCGTTGCATTGATAATGATCGCATATTGCTTTCAAGTCTTCGTTATCACTTTTCTTTATCCACTTAGAAAATCTCTTTCTAGGTCTAATACTATTTAGTAAAAATTCGAATTGTGGACGATTATCCAGATCGCTATACATGTTCATAAGATTAGCATGTAAAACGGTGTCCGGAAAGTAAGACAGTGCGTTGTTTGAAAGCCATGGCTCATAGCCACGTTCAGCAAGTGTGTCGTTTTCAGTATCACGCATTAAATTTTTCTTCGAATGCGTGATCGAGTTCACATAATCAAAAGGATTCATTCCATCACCATAATTTGTTGTTCGCTCACTAACGGATTCATTGAGTTGTCCGTCTTCAACTTTTTTTTTACTTCGGGTTTAGCAATGATATCACGTTTGAACATTGCTGTCGATACTATCAATAGTATAATCGCCAAGGGGTCGAAAACAAACACAAGTAAAAGAATAACGAAACGAACCGCATTATCGATGTCATAGTTCTCTCCGTAAATTAGTTCTGCTATGTATTTGATTGGGCCGATTTCTGCTTCAAGTTCAAGAGTTTGTTTCTGCAGGGGCAGAAGTTGTTCTTGGAATCCTGCAATCTGATCATACGCCAATCCGATTGTTCTGTTGAGTTCTGTCCTTTCCTCTGCTTGCGCCTTCCGAACCGCAATTGCTCCATCAGGTCCTCTAATTCGGTCATAGTCTTGCAGTATTTCAACCGCAGAGTCGAGTTGCGCCAAGACCGTTTCGGAGTCATCGATGATCGATTGCTGTCTTTCAATCTTTCTCTCGAGGCCGCTGATAAGTAATTCATTATTACCACCTTGATTTATTGTCTGCTCTAAGTGAGCCTTCGATAGATATCCAAAGATACCCATTGAAGTGATAATCATCAGGACAAATACTGCTGATATTAGATAAGTCCTAATCCATGTACTTATATCTTTCCACTCTAGATGAAGATATGCGGCAGTAACAAGTTTACCTATCTCTAGCACTGTCGCCATAATAACAACAGCCCAGAAAGCACCAGCAAAGATTGTAGACAATCCAATGATAGAGAAGTATCCCGCTACTGCCGCTATCGCAATAGCTGTAAGCAGAGTTACATACTTCATATATCAATGAAAGCGGACGGATCTGTATTGCTATCAAATGCGGCTTCATCAAAATCTTTTGCACACTCAGTACAAAGATAAAGATTATCATAGCCATCTAGACACCTATATTGGACTATGACATACTCACTCGTGGGATCGAGTTTTGTTCTACACAAAAGACAGTGTATTCCAAAGATCCAGCTTTTTATCTTAGCCCATATGCCCATTCATTTCCACTCCATCTCCGCCATAAGAGTTGCGAGAGCCGCTACTCTATTTATCTCGGAGTTTGCAACGAACGCTTCTTTGTACTGATACTCAGCGAGAATCACAATTGCGTCAGCTACATTTTGAGTAGACTTGAGTTTGCTGGGTAGCACATCATAGAGTTGGCGGTAGAGTACCGCTGACTCAACATGAGAATTCTCAGCAACCCACTTACGAACATCTGTGAAGTTTCTTTCACGCATCCTACTAATCAGGTCATCAATAGACTCGCCTGAAGTTGATACTAATATACCAGCATCAATACGGCCAGTAGCAGAATAACGCTGTAGTTCATTAAGGACTCGACGCCAATCAGGAAAATAAGTTTTGATAAGTTCAGCAACAGATTTTTCATCATATTCAAGATCCTCAGTTTCCAGTATTTTACAGCATCGCTTAAAAAACTGTCCGGCGAGTTTGGTTTTATCAGCACCAGTTACATTGAATTCAACTACACTACAACGAGAGTGTAAAGGCTCAATGATACGGTTCTTAAAGTTACAAGTTAGGATAAAGCCGCAGTTTTTTGAAAACTCTTCCATAAAGTTTCTAAGTGCAGGCTGAGTAGAGTTTGCATTCAGATAGTCAGCTTCGTCTAGAATGACATACTTGCGGCCGCCGGAAAAAGAAACACTAGAAGCAAAGTTAGCGATTTCAACACGTAGAGTATCGATGTTACCATTCATCGAACCGTTGATTGTAATATAGTCAGCGCCAATCTCTTCAAGCATAGCTTTGGCCACAGTAGTCTTGCCAATACCAGCACGACCAGTCAATAGAAGATTGGGCACATTATTTTGATCGACAAATTGCTGAAATGTTTTTTTCAGAGAGTCGGGTAAGATAGTATCTTGAATTGTTTTAGGTCGATATCGTTCAACCCAAATAAAGTTGTCTTGCATTTGTCACCCCATCATATTGTAAAAGAACCCCCAAGCTCATTCCGAAGACATGAGATGGGGGCCGTGTTATCATTCCCAAGTTGATTGGGAGAGGATCATGCAGCTTCGGCTTGTTGAGCCTCCTGTTGCGCTTGCGCTTGCTGGACAAATGCTTGCAAACGATCTCGCACTTGACCAACTGAAGACATTTCTTCACCACGGATTGCTCCACGTGTTACAAAAACGTCAATGATTTGTACAGCGGCCGCAAGGTCAGCAAACGACAGTTGTACAGGTTCACCTTCTGGAGCACCGGGTGCGGGGGGTACATCCATCTCAGGCATGGTGGGTGCTTCAGCTACAGCTTCAGCGGTGGTTACGTCTTCACTCATAGTCTATCTCCTTAAGGGTTTGAGTCATCAACATAATCTACTGTAGTCCAGTAGGTCACATTACTTATATAACTTGTATCTTCTCCGTCAGTCTCTACTAGGTCCGCTGGATCATTCGGACGTGGATTCGCATTACCCGGTGCGCCAGGGCCAGTAGTATCGTAATCAGCTTCATATGTTTCGCTGTATCCATTGTTCAAAGCTTCAGCAAGTTCTTCAGCAGGAGTTGGCGCAACATACGTGTATGTACCAGTTCCGCCACTTCCACTTAGATCATTGGCCATGGCTACTAGTTTTGCATCTCGAAGAGCAAACTTTGCATCTTCAAGCTTTTCATCATTTTCCTGTATATCTAGAGTCTTTTGCTCTTCATACGCCTCGATGTCAGTTTCGAATTGTTCGACCTGAGAATTAAATGACGAAATATTTGAATCAAATTCACTTTGATTGTATGTTATATTAACATAAGTTAGCTCACCTGTCAATTGCATTCTTTCAAATAGGCTCGAAAGAATCAATTCGTAGTCGATCCCAGAAAGTATCTTAGAGAAGAAACTTGCATCAACATAAAACGTAAAGTCATTTACAAACGGAGTGCCTGGTGCAGGTAAAGTCATTGTCCACTGATCTGATAGTACAGCGCTATCTTTCGCTAGATTAAACGTTACTGTGTTTCCACCAGTAAGACCTCTGATCCCTATTTGCAAAGCAGGGATTTCAGTAACGCTATTTGGATTTGTAGCGTTGTAGTCATCAACAGCTTGAGTGTAGTCGTTAACGGCTTGAGTGTACTGCTCAGACTTAAATTGAAGACTACTTAGATCTAAACCACTTTCGTTTTCAACTGGAGTAAGTTCAAACGATCCAGAAAAATCGAACTCCGCAGTGACACCTGATACTGCGCTATCGAGACCTTGCTGGCTTTCTGCTATTTGATATTGACTAACAGCGTTGTTAATCCTGTCAATATCGTTGTTCGTCAGCGTTACAGTAACATCTTCGTCAGATGAAATATCTAATTGAGATACATCTGGTTGTGCTGGAATGTCTGCAGCATTTCCATACGGAAACGAGGCTATCTTTGCAGACGATCCAGATTGGATTTCTGTTATATCAAATTTACTTTGTGGATTAGAAAAAGTGACGAACGGAAGTTCGAAAAGAGTAAACTTTGCCAATAGACCGTTTATATCTCCCAATGGAGCAAGACTAGCAAACTGTATGGGGATGTTTGCTTGAGCGCTTATTGAGCCGTTAGAGCTATTAGATAGCAAATAGTTTGACGGATACTCAATCACTCTTTGTATCGTCAACTCAGTATTTGTAATGTTTTGATTGTCGTTAACTGTGCCAGTATATGTAAGTCCTATGACGTAATTTCCACCTGGCGTTAACGATGTAACTTCCCATCGACCGTCGAGGTTGGAATCTCCAACACCACTGATATCAATAAAATTATTGACTTCGAGACGATTAAAGAAATTGAGATAGTCTGCTGACGGGACTGGAGATACAGCATTGTTCCACTGTAGATTATCAGATCCAATAGTGTTAAGAACAACTCCATTAGAAACGAGCAAGCCCTTTTCATTAGAGTCGTCTAAAAATAGGTCGAAGTTATTTACGGGATCAAAAAAGATTCCGGAATCTAACTCAGAAAAAGCTTGCAGAATTTCTGTGGTTTCTGTAGTAAACTGTGGCATGATCTACTCTATGACTAATTACACTGTACTATTTATTACTTTTATTTGAGTGCTGATCAGCAAGCGCAAGTTGATCTTCAATCCACCTAGCACATTCTTTAGCAGTCATTGTAGGACTGATAAGAGGCGTTCTATCGTCTTTTCCGATTCCACGAATGACAGATGCAGACAACATCATAGCACTAGCCATGATCATACAGACCTGATGTAAGCCAGATCCGTCTTCAGCATCATCGTGATCTATGCCTCGCTCGAAGTCATCGATATGTCGTTTGAGGCTATCGATCATCTGTTGCCATGGAAGTCCCTTCTCCCAATTTCTAGACTCATACTTCTTAGCGCCGTATTCAAAAGATGCGGCTGCTGCAGCAAGTGCTTCTAGCGGAAGGAATCTCATGTACGGGACACCGAGTGCTTCTCTTGTTCCGCCTACTTCAGCATCAATCTCAATGTCTTCTGTCATATCCAGCAAATGACTTTCTTGCATCAAGTCATCTATGTAAGAGGCTGGAGCGGGGTCTACTAGTTCACAGTCGGATGCTAAAATGAAATTGAGATAGCCGTCAGATGATCGACAAGAATACTCTCCATTCTGCAAGTCAAATACTTCCCAGTTCTCACCAACCTTAGAAGAATACCATCTGGATCTATCAGGACATTGCGTTATCTTTACTATCATATGCTCTTCAACTTTATCATTAAACTATCGTCCGAATAGTTTCCAGTGTTACACCACTTTCGAAACGCATCGCACGATAAAAGGTTTGCTTTACATTCAGCGCTTCGCTCACAAGGAATGCAGGGACACTCTCGTGCATTGCTCGGTCCGAGATTTTGCTCTTCAGAGGAAGAATACTCTCCCGGCATTCCCTTGCCGTTTAAAGCTTCAGCGTCATACCATAGTATATCCATAAACTACTCCTATTGTCAAGAATAAAAAGGATGGAACTCGCACCACATAGCAATTAGTAGCAATTTTCGAAAGTACATCATTCCATCAAAACTTAAACTTCGAGAATCACAAAATCCCCAAAGTATGAATCAAAAACTGAGATGAGATGATCATAATCACCATCCATCATCTCTTCTCGAATGGGTGTAAAGTCGAGACCCAGCTTATGACTAAGATCCCTAGCACACTGAATCAGTACAAAAGCATTTCCATTTGGCCCCGTCAGATCAATGACGATTGGGGAATTGATCTGCTTTTTACGGATCATTACAAAGGCTCCTTACGCACTTCTTTAGTTAGATTCTCGACACGACCGTCAAAGTCAGTGAAACCCATCTCAAACGGAACGTGAATCTTGACACCTTCACGACTACCGTTGGTGTCATACTGACAGTGGATGGTGTAACCATCACAGATGTAGACTTCACGACCTTCTTCAATCTCAACAAAGATCGGACCTTTCTTCTCAACCCAACCACTGACATAAGTGTCAGGACGATCAGGTATTGGCTCAAAGTCGTAAGCACGAATCAGATCGCCAATCTCAGCAACATTTTCAAACTTTAGCATAGCACCTCCTAAGCAGGTAAAACATCAATGTCGATGTAGTGACTACAGTGAAAGTAGTCAATCATCGAGTCGCTCTCATCGAAGTAGTCATCACCGTACATAGCAGCCGTCAACTTCTTCAGCATCTCAACAACTTTAGGACAGTCATACTGATTTTGAAAATGATAAGGGTTGATTGAAATGCCCCATCTTTTCTGATATTCATCTTTGAACTCAAACATTCCAGCAACATCCTTCAGCTTGAGGACGAGTGTAGAGTGATGTCGAACGCTCAGGCTGCCCTTCTGACCGTACTCTTTCAAGATCGCTTTGATCTTGGGTGCACGTTCTGCTTTTCGCTCTTGATTCATATAAGCCATATTACTTCACCTCTCCAAATGATTCCATCCAAGTCTCGGACATTTTCCAGTACAATCCAATGGGAGATCCGTTTACCGAGCGCCAGCCGGGCATACGGATTTCTTTGATGTTGTACCAGTCAGACGAATCGTCATCCCAGTTAATCAGAACTTGACGCTCCCACACGCCGGGGCACACACGTGTTCCCGCAATGACGCCAACAGAAGGTGGGATCATCGCACCCCAGTCCGCTTCTACTTGACGACCGATCACTGAATCTTGCATATCAATCTCTCATCTCAAATTACGGAGTAATTATCTCATAGATTGGGGTAATTTGCAAGCTGTAAGCTATTGATTTATAACGTGTTTTATTTCTTAATAAAATCAATGACTTAGGAGTGAAAATATTGAACATTTTTTAGACTTTTTTGTTATTTGCCTATGTGTTCTATATTCTCTTTGGATATAACTTGATACGCTCCCTTGTTGTAAGCGGGAGCTACAGTATAGCCGGAGCTAATCTCAAGTTTTTCTTCACGAGAAAGCGAGGAATATTCCTCGTGGGAGGATTTGGAATCTGCTGAAGGATAGTATGGTGTTTCTCTATAGTACACTGGCTCAGCTTTCAGTTCTACGAACGGGGCTTTAGTTTTCCGAGCAGTTTTCCAGTGATTAGTTTTCTTCTTGCGTCCTGTTGATGTATGACGCATAGAACCATAGAGCATTCCCATATCTATCCTCCGCAGATTAATGACACAATTCTAGCATAAGAAAAGCTAGTAGTCAAGGCTACCGAGATTCGATTGCGATCCAGTAGTTGACTCCATTAGAACGGAAGTGTGCCATTCCCTTGGTCGAAAGGGCTACCTGGTAGTCTTGCTCCAGCAGTTTGAGATAGTCTGTTTTGATAATCATATCAAATGGCTCAAACGTTTCGTCGGGTGCGGAGATAATGCTGAAAGTATCCGCTGTAGAGTTTTTGCTATCGACGGCTGAAAGTAAGACACCTCGACCAGAACTAGAGAAAGAAATCTCAGGAAGTCCAAGGACAGCTGCAGCGTCTCGAACCTTCTTGATTTCTTCCCAAGTGATGTTGATGTCAGCAACAATATCAGGAACATTAATATCCTTATCGGGTGGAGAAACAATCATGTTCTCTGAAGTGTACGTATACTTAACAGTACTCTTCGCATCACCGATGACAAACTGAGTTTCCTCAAGTGCAATCTCCGGCTCATCAAACAAGGAAAGGGTTGCCAGAAAACGACCGAGATTGTATACGCCGACTGACTTCTCGAATGATTCGTCGATTTCGGCTGCAGCCATGACTGTCTTCTGGGGCGAGATAGTTCTCAAGACACTTCCAGATCGAAACATAATACTGGGATTGATCTGAGAGAAATTTTTAAGTACTGAAATTGTATTGTCACTAAATTGCATAAGATATAATCCTTTTTTCAAGATTTAAAAGAGAGTTTATCACAAAAATCACTTGATGGCAATAGCTCCGACAAATAAATGATTCTGCCAGAACGGTTGAATTTTGTCAAACCCAAATCCCGCCGTAGCGAGAGCAGATTGTATTTCTTTCCATGTCATTGGCTTCAACATATTTCGAAGAGTTTGTTCTTTGTCCAAAATGTCTTTGTCTGAGAAGTTTTCCCGCTTGTAATCGTAATATGTAAACGTCATCATTTCTTGTAGTCTTGGATCTTGAGCAACCGTTTTCTCAGCAAAGATAAACGCACCATTCTTGTTCAGTGAATTGTAAATCTTCTTGAGTACATCACGACGAGATGTGGGGGGCATGAATTGTAGGGTGAAGATCGAAGTGATTAGATTTGCATTCACAAAATCATAGTTGCGAATGTCGCCAATATGAAACTCAACCTTTCCTTCGACACCACCAAACTCTTCACGCATTTGCTTTTCACGTTCGTCGAGAGCAGGAATAAATCCATCAGCATACTCAATTCCCACGTATGTTGCGTTGGGAGCAAATTCGTTGTTTTGTCTCATCATCGCATGAATAGTCTTGCCTGTTGAACAACCAAGATCAATTACGTTTGTATCGTCTTCAACAAAGTATCTACTAAGATTCACTATATCATCATGTAAAACACTATAGCCACGAATAGATTTGTCGATATGATCATCGAATCCTTCGTCTCTATGTGCAAAGGTAAAATCAGGCATTGTTCACTCTCCTCAGTTCATCATCTGTCCAGTTACCAAACTTCTTTGCTACTCGTAAGGGTATCTCTATAAACTTATCGTCTATCCATTCATTATTGAGATAAACTTTCTTTCGCTTCATTGTCCACATATACTTTCTTTGCATTTCATCTGTACTCACGAGCGCTTTATCACCTTGCTTGTTAAGTGTACAACCTATGTAGGGTAGTCCCTCTTCTTTCCAGTACTTAATCTTTCTTGCGAGTGCGTGACACCATCGATAGTTCTCAGGCCAGTCGGGATCCCACTTGATATAGTAATCGACTTCTATCAGACCGATCAACTCACCATTTTGCTTCACGCCGAGATCTACTTTGTAATCGCCAAGCGGGTCTTTGCATATCTTAGTGTTTGCTTCATCCGTGATATTAAACTGCGCTTTTATGTACTCTCGAAATTCATTATCTGTGTGAATCAGATTTACTAATGCGTCTCTCTGATAAGAATCATCATAGCAGTTTTCGCCATTATGCTCTCGTATTCGTTGACTAAGCATTGTAAGGCTTTATCACATTTTCATAGACGGACTTTGCAAGTTCAGCCATCATCTTAGGAGCAACCATTCGACCAATTCGCTCCGCTTTCTGATTGAAGGTTCCCGTCAGTTGATAGTCCTCGGGCAATCCCATCAATCTCTTGAGTTCTGGTATCGTAAACTTACGATTATAATCATAGTGAAACACTCCGGAAGTAGTCATCTGTTGACCTAACTGAGTTAGTGTTGGACAAGGATGATAGGGAGAAGGCCGTTTCATATTAAAACACGATCCTGTTGGATTCCAATCAGCGAACTCAGGCTGACTTGGGTTCAGTGTCTTATGTGGTCGAAATGGTAAGTTCTCGATAAACTTTTTCTGATAGGTTCTTTGTACGTAGTCGAGCAACATTTGGATCTCTTCTGGATCATTTTCAATACCAGATAGTGCGCTTTCCATAGGAATCTTATCAGAGGTTCTCTCTGGAAACACTCGATTCATCGTTAGCACATTCATATCAATTGAATCAAATACATCTTGTCGAATACAAACAAAGATGGTGCGCTCACGATTCTGTGCTGTGCCATAATCAGCCGCATTCATCACTTGATACGTAACCTCGTATCCAATTTCTTCAAATGCATTGATAAACTCAACAAGCTTACCTTTTGCTTCGCCCATAGTGATTCCCTTAACGTTCTCAGCGATGATCACTTTTGGCTGAATATCTTTTGCAATCCGAACAAACTCTAAAAACAGATCTTCAATACCTTCTTGAACCTTGTTGTCTGAGTATTTCTTTACTCCATCCTGTACGACTATCTCACCTTCGTGAACAATGTCTCCATTCTCATCGAAGTAAGACTTGCGTGTGTCTTTTACGTAACCAGCCCAGCCTTTCTCACGCTTACCCGAAACAGAAAACGCAGAACAAGGAGGCGATCCATCTAGGATATCAAGCTCACCCTTTTTAATATTTGCAAGAGAAAGAAAATCTTCTCCAGTATACTTCTTAATATCATCAACTAGGATTTTCGTGTCAGTATAGTTTTGCTTGTATGACGCAATCGCTTCTTCAACAAACTCGTTGATTAAAAGAACTTTTCCACCAGCGAGACGATATCCAGTGCTACTCCCACCGCCGCCAGCAAAACAACTAATGACACTAAATCTATTTTCGTTAGACGCATTGATTACATCCTCGACTGTATATGGCTTGTATTCATTCATGCTACTAACCTACTAAAGTTCTTGACCTTCTCAAAGCGAAGGGTGTTTTCAAATTTTTCATAAAGTTGTTCACTCTTGTGGCTAATTATAAACACATTAGAGTCTGCTGTCAACTCATTAATGATCTTTAGGAATTCATCTGTTCCAGAGCTATCCAGCGATGAATCCATGATCTCATCCATAACTAGTAGATTCGTACTTACTGAGTTTCTCAATTTAGACACCGCTCTCCAAGTAAACATCAAAGACAGATCAATTCTAAGTTTTTCACCCTCAGAAAAAGAAGCGTAAGAAAACTCGTCACGGAATCGACTCTTAATTGTTTCGTTAAAGCTTTCATCAAGTTCAAACTGAACAAAAAAGTCCATCGCAGCAAGGTACTTATTTATCAGTTTGTTCATGATTGGAACATACTGCTTGATAATCCTTGTCTTAATGCCACCATCCTTGAGCATTGTACTAACGATTGCCAAGACTTCTCTCTTGTCCATTAGCTCCTGTTGTTCTGCAATCTTTTCATTGAGTTCGTCCTGCATGGCTTCGATAGTCGTAGTGTCAATTTCTTCAGCCTCTTTTTCTGCTGACTCCAAATCATTTTTTATTCCTTTTAGCGAGTTCATTGCAAATTTTTGATTCGCAACATGTTCTCTCATTAACAAATGCTTTTTATTAATATCATCTTCAATATCTGATATCTCATCGATACGCTTGTTGAGTTCGTCTAACTTTTCTTGTAAAGAATCTAAGCCATTTTCGAGTTCAATACGCTTCTTATTTTGCACACCGACATGACTTTCTTTAAAGTCTGAATCAATGTCTTGCTGACAAGTAGGACATTCATCATGATTCTCATAGAAAGAGATATCTTTCACCAACGTCCGTAACTTGTTTTTTAGATCTTGATCAATGTTTTGAGCATTCTTTAGCTTTTTCTTAATGCTATCCTTGTCAGATATTGATCCTAGAAGTGACTGTATCTCAACATCGATTGTATCGGCTAGTTCCCGCTGTTCCTCAACCTGCGACACTTGTTCTTTGATCTTTTCCTTTAGATCGTCAATTTTATTTTCATGCAACTTGCGAATAGACTCGTTGTGATCTTTTGCGGAGTCAATCTTGTTCTCTACAAGTGAAATCTGATACTTGTTTTCATCAATACCACTCTTGTTTGTAGAAACATGTTCTTTGAGTAACGTGTTCATCGTAGTGAAGATTTGAATATCAAGAAGATCCTCAATGACCTCACGTCGATCTTTTGCACTTAGTTGCATGAAAGGAATAAACGTAGAAGATCCAAGTACAACGACCTGTCCAAAAGACTTGTAACTGAGCTTCAGAATCGTATCTTCAAGATACGCTTGATAATCTCTGGCTGCAGCGTCTTGATTAAGTAGCTTTCCATCACAGTAAATTTCAAAGATCGCTGGCTTGATACCACGACGAACAAGATATGTTTTACCCTTGTTAGTAAATTCAATCTCGGTCTCAAGTCCCTTTTTGTTGATGCTGTTCATCAACTGAGGCTTGTTGATCTTTCTAAAGGGTTTGCCATAAAGAGCAAAGCAGATGGCGTCTAGCATTGTAGACTTACCCGCTCCGTTCTCACCCACAACAAGAGTAGATTTATTCTTGTTGAGTTGGACTTCCGTCCATACATTCCCTGTAGATAGAAAATTCTTCCATCTAACGGTTTTGAATACTATCATCTAATAATCTCAATGTCAGCTTCAGTCTCAATAACAACACGAGCACCACACGAAAGAATAGGCTTGTCGCTTCCTCCGTATCGCACTACCGATTCACCATGAATTTTGACTTCATGACAATATGTGTTACTTCGGCCTTCTTTGATTGTGATCACAGGCTCATCAGTTCCATGCTTTTTGTTTGCACGAATTTTATGCTGATTTACATGAATATACTTTTTACTCATTCGATGCTTATCGCCTCATGATACAATTCACCCAAAAGCTTTTCGATTTTTTCTTTCTTGCCGTTCACATCAATATTGTCAATATAGTTCTTCAAGATAGTTAACGTATCTTGAGCCTCATCAACAAGTTCGTCTTCATCGATGCCGTCCAAGTTCTTGTGATCTTCAACTACTTTAATATCAGCAGGCCCTACTTCTTGAATCTTATCCAAATACATGTCGAAAAAGTATGGATTGCTCTTAGTCTGTACTATAACTTTTATATACGTGTTTGTCAAGTCATTAAAGTCGAGAGCCGCAACATCTTCCATCGTCATGTCTGTATCGTCATAGAATAGCTTATGAAACATCTTGAGAGGATTCTTGACGTAGCTCATCTCACGGGTGTCTGTATCAAAAACACTAAACCCACGGACTTGATCGTAGTCTGACCAGGTCATCTCATATTGAGCACCCAGATACGTAATGTTTCCATGAGAAGACGGATGATGAAAGTGACCAGAATAAACGGAGTCAAACTTTCTAAAGATATCTTTATTGAGGCCATGCTCGCACAACATACCTCTCATCATTTCATAGCCAGCGATTTCAAAGTGTCCCATAACAACTTGAGCAGACGTGTCTTCAAGTGCTTTCATTGTAGACTCTTCATTATCTGCACAAATCCACGGAGAGAGCAGAATTTTACATCCGTCTAAATCTACCTCCACAGGATCTTGCCAATATAGATGAATGTTATCATACGCTGTGTTTTGATATAGCTGTCGAATGCTATTGACTTCGTTCGTATTTTTATAGAACGTATCATGATTTCCAGCAATCATATACAGTTCGATATCGTTCTCCGCACAAGGACGAATGAAATGCTTTTCAAAATTTGCGGCTGTAACAAAGTTCACATACTTACGTCGATCAAAGACATCTCCCAAGTGAAAAATAGTCTTGATATTGTTTTCGATTAGATAAGGAAAGAACACCTCATCATAGAATCGATGAAAGTAATCGGCAAAGGCTTTAGAGTCATTACGAGCACCCCAATGTGTGTCATTTAGAATGGCAATCTGCATAGAAACTCCTATCCTATGAATTCACTTAAGTCTACACTCTTCTTATTCTTGGCTTGTGCTTTTTTCTTTTCATCAATTTTCTTTTCGTATGTTTTTACGAAATCGTTCATGTAGTCGTTCGCAAACTCAGTATTCGTCATGTCAAATGTATCATCAGATCCATCTGAATCGACTACACTGTCGGTCATGATTGAATGCTCAATGACTTTGTGTTTGATATAGAGTTGCTTCTTTTCCTTTTCAATTCGTCGAAGGAATGCGAACCAGATAATTTGCGTAAAGTATGCAAAGGGATTCTTCGATTTGTTTGGATCAAAGTTGTCGAGCGCTTGTACTGCGTTTTCAAGGCCGTCAGAGATCATCTCATCTTTATACGAGTAGCCAGCAAAATTAGGCTTGCTTGATAGTCTTCTTGAGATCTGTAAAATACAATCTCCGATATAATTAGGAATCTGAGGCTTGTTTTTTCCTTCGCTTTCTGCTTTTCTACAAACCTCTTTATACGAGATTATCGCTTCAAGGAACTCAGCGTTATTTACATAATTTTTAGACATGTTATACCTCTGACATTTTTACACAGTATACGGGAAAAATAGTGTTGAGTCAATAGCAAAAAGTTTTAATTTTCTATTGACAGATGCTTATATGTTCAGTATAATCCTGTTAACGCAGGAAAAAATATTAATGTTTTATAGAGTTCTTTGACTCTACCAAGGTGTCGAAGAGTTCACGAATATCATCCATATCCATATCATCGAGACGCTCATGCTTTTTTGCAGACTCATGGTCTTCTCTCATTAGAACAATTCTATCGTAGAATTCAATTGCATCTTCATTGGCTTCGTTGATATACATCATATCATTGACGGACAACCAAACTTCGTTTGTCTCTGAGAAATAAAGCCACTCTCGTGCAGAGATACCGTTCCCTGTAGGAATTACTTGAACAGGCTTGCTGAGCAAAAGACATGCTGGTCCTTCTTCGTCTGCAATCTTTTGATTGATAATGTCTGCAACGAGTTCTTCTCCAGACCGAAGCTTGATGTGCATTAAATTCATGACTACTCCTTTATATCAATATCGTAAATCTTGTATTGAAAACTTTCATCGTTGTAAATTTTGACTCTTTCAGCAAAGTGTCTAAATGCAAAGTTCACATGACTTTTATATCTAAGATCATCGACAATATCATAAAGAGTTGCTTTTGTTTTGCCGTTTCCTTTTCTCAGACCTCTTCCAATAGATTGTAGATTTCTGATTTTTGACTTGGACGGTGATGCAAATATAACATTATCTAGCTTCTTAATATTTATACCGGTAGAAAATGTACCATACGAAGCCAAGATAATGTTGTTATCTGTTTCTTCTGTTATCCTTCGTACTTCTTCCCGTTCTTCTGTATTCACTCCGCCATGAACAAAGTGAACGCTATGCTCTTCGCTATCGAGCATCTTGTGTAAAATCTTTCCATGCTTTTCAACAAACTGAAAAAGAATCAGCGTGTTGCCCTTTATAGAGTGTGCTAGATTTCGAATGTATTTATTTCTTGCGTCATTTGTTACGATCCAATCTATTTCATCTTGATATGATCTACCTTTATTAAGATCACACGTTTCAAGAGGATACTTTAAAACAAGTCCAACAATTTTTAGATTCGCTAGCGTGTTGTCATCCATTAGCTTCTTAGTAGTAGTGACTTCGTATACGGGGCCAAACACTCCTTCTAGCACAAGTTTGTGCGTTTGAGTTCCGTCGAGAGTTCCAGTAAACCCATAGCGGTATTTACAGTTGGGCATCTTCTCAAGAATCTTGGTCAAAGACTTGGCCTTAAACAAATGCGCTTCGTCACCAATCACCATGTCAAACTTATCAAACCAAGACTTGTCTAGTTTGTAAATTGACTGCCAAGTTGATATTACGACTTTTGCGTCTACGTTTTTGTCAGCACCACCACGAATTTTGTGGATGTCTAGCTTTTCTCCATTGTTATACTCAATAAAGTCTGATGCCATTTGATCGACTAACGATGTTGTGGGAACAATAATCAGAGTTCTAAGATCATCAGCCATACGAATGCGTGTCAGCAAGTAGATAATGAAAGACTTACCGGACGCTGTAGGAGAGAGTAAAAGCGCTCTATTTTTCTTGAGCGCATGTACAACAGCATCATTCTGATAGTCTCTAGGAATAAACGTTGATTTGAAGTATTCCGCAATATTGTATGCTTCTTCTGGATCTACGTTCATCTCGGGATAAAGTGCTTCGTCAATGATACAATCGTAAGATCTGTTCATGCAAAACTTTGCTATGTATGCAACAAGACCACCATAGATGATTCCCGTCATTGTATTCAAGAGTCTAATCTTTCCGTCCCAAACCCTAGACTTATATGCGGGCATAAATTTGTAGCCGGGAACAAAAAAGGTAAAGTACTCAGACATCTCCATCTTGACGCCTGGTTCAGCGACTACACGGACATATACGTCATCTACTTTTTCGACTCTGACAGTTTCTTTTATCAATTCATTCCACTCTTAAATCTTTCGTAATCAAGAATCGTCTTTAGCTGATAGCCACGATTATTGATCATTTTTATTATGGACTCTAGATATTCAATCTTCTGATCTTGTCTTCCAATCTTCAAAGAATGCTCGATTATTTCGGAATCTGAATCCAGATATGTCGGAATATCTTGACGAAGAATTTTCAATGGCTGAGGGTCCCAACCGTACTCGTTTAATTCTTCGGAACTCAGTTCACCCTTGTAGTACTCTGTTTTGAGTTTGAGCAACTGCTTATGATCGGCTTTAAGCTTCTTGAGAATGTATCCTTCTCCCATATAAATCTTGAAGTACTTATTATGTAGCTTGGGAATTGATGCGCTTTCATATGCAATGTTAGTCATATCAATTTCGCAGTCGCCTTCCCATTCACGCACAATATCTTCAATCTTCATTCACTTCTCCATACCTAATAACTTAAATAGTATCAATTATAACACAAAAAAGTTTACACTACAATATTATATGAATCATACCTAAACGAAACGTCAAATGTGGGCGGAGTTACATCTGCGTTTCTCGTATCCATCTGTATACCGCTTATTGATACCGGAAACACGTTAATAAAGTTGATTGTGATGTTAGCATTCTTTGTGCTATCAAGTATTACTAGAGACATGTCGGAAAGGGTCGACTGCGGAGACTGCTGTAGATCATCGTACTGCTTATACTCTTTGGGGAATGTCAGCGATATAAGCCAATCTGAAACTTCTCGGAATGCTTTGAGATCTTCATCTGCTATCACACTCACAACGAGATCATCGTATTCAAGCTTTACACTTGGAAAGGGGAGCGTCTTAAACGGAGTTCCTGTGGCCGCAGGACTCGTGTTGAAGCCAGGTAGATTTACTGACTGCACATAAAAACGAGTCTCGGGTAATCTATCAATTACAAGTCTAAACTCAATTGGTGATAGAAAATTAGAAGTAGCCATATTTCTAAAGTCTCAAGTGTTGTTGTATCTACTATTTATAAGCAAAAAAAAGGGAGGCCGGAGCCTCCCTCAAAGTGTCCGTTAAGACGGATCTTTTTATTATAGCAAGTTGGTGACCAAGCTACGACGATAGTAAACGTTGCTATTATTACTAATAACACCATACGCTTGGTTGGTACCTTCAGCGAAGGGATTAGCAACCATACCGTAGCGAGTCTTGAAGCCCAGCTTAGATTGGAAGCTGTTCTCACCGACTGCACGAACCATCTGCAGAGGAACATATGGGCAGTAGAAGATACCAGCGTCAAATGCGCTTGCACCCTTGTAGCCTACTACCATGTAGTTAGAACCTGCATACGGATCGACGTATACACGGAAACGTCCGTTCAGTACACCAGCGAATGTATTGCCAGTGTCATCGGGGTTCAGGTTGTTAGCGTTAAGAGCAGGAGTGTAATCCAGAACGCCAGCCATCTGAAGAGCAGAAGCAACGTCTGAAGAACAAACGATGATGTTGCCCTTACCACGACGAGTCGCCTTGGCAATTGCGTTTGCTTCTTTCTCGATTTGGAACATCAAGCCCTTGAACTTCTCTACTGACCAACGACCGTTAGCATCAACGTCCAAGTTGAAAGTACCAGCGGATGCAGTGTCTGCGGAACCAGTTACAGCAGAAGAGTAGATTGTGCGTACAACTTCACGGTTGATTTCAGCAAGCAACTCAGCAGAGAGCATGTTAGCAAGCTCTTGCTCAGCGTCAAGACCGTGGATTGCTTTCAGATCTTGAGCGAGTTCAGAAGTGTACTCAGCTTTCAACGCACGTGACTTAGCAGTTACTGAAACCTTCTCGATTGCAAAAGACATTTCAGCAAAGTTAGTACCAGCACCATCACCCAGAGCTTCAGCTTGAGCAGTAGTCATACCAGTTCCAGTGTTAGCGATGTCATCAGATCCAGCAGTACCTGTAGCATTACCCTGTACACCGTCTGCAGCACCGTTTCCAGAGAAATCAGTATCAGCTTCGTTGTACATTGCTTCTACGTTACGATCATTGCCAGCGGCGTCTGTCTCGTACTCTGAACGCATAGCGAAGATCAGTCCAGTAGGACCAGTCATAGGCTGAACGCCAGCGATGTCATATGCGATGAGGTTAGGCATTGCACGACGAACGAGAGAGATCAATACGGGATCGTAAGTACCACGGTTGGCACCAGAACCGAATACGTTTCCGTCAGAAGTAGCAGGTGCTTCCATGAGAGACATAGTAGCGCCGCCTTCTTCACGAATGGCGTTTTCTGTGTTTTCCAAAAGAGTAGCAGTTACTGCCTGCTTGTGGGAGTTGCCAATTGCAGGAAGAGCTTCATGCTCCAGAACTGGCTTCCACTTTTGAAGTAATTCTTCATTTCTCATAGTTGTTCTCCTTATTGAGATTTTGTCTATTACTATTTATAAAAATCAGTTCTTAGCTGCAAAGCGGCTGAGAGACTCTACGTAAGCCGAAACCGAAGGATCAGTGTAGGCCTTTTCTTCTGTCTCTTCTTGCAGAAGATCATCGGATTCTTCCTCAGAAACAGGTTGAGCTACAGACTCAGAAACAAACTGATCACGAATAACTTCGATCTTCTGAGTAAATTCTTCTACTGATTCGTAAGAGACTCCTTCTGAAAGAACACGGAGCCTTTCAGCTTGTGTATCAGTCAGTCCTTCAACAACCTGCTTAAACGCAATGTCACGCTCAAGAGATTCTTTTTCATTTCGAGCTTCAAGTAACTGCTCGAAAATTTCATTGTATTCTTCGGTCTGCTCTTTGAGCTTGGCTTCTATTTCCGCAACACGATCAATTTCTTCTTGATCAATATTGAGGTTATGCTCAGAGGCCAAAGCCTTAAGACCATCCATCAATGATTCCGCAACTTCAAGCTTGATACCGCTTTCAACCTGAAGTTCGTTTTCGCTCATCCAAGACTCAACTACATAATCGAGATATGCATCAACTTTCTCGACTACATCGTTAACTGCTTGATGGACTTGCTCTTCAAGATCTTGCTCAAACTTAGCTTCAAGTTCTTCTTGAACAGCAACAACTTTTTCTTGTACTGCAGCTTCAAAGATAGCAACAGTGCGTTGCTTGAAATCTTCTGAAAGATCTGAACCTTCGAAAATACCTTCGATAGACTCTTTCATGCTCTTCTTGTCTGCATGACGTGGAGCGGCTTTTACGCCTTCCTTGCCTTGGGGAGTTTTTACATCGTCTTCGATCTCGTCTGCCTTCATGTCGCCTTGGTGCTTGTCAGCTTTACGCTTAACACCAGTGCCACCAGCAGGAGCTACGGGATCAGCAGATTCAGAATCCTCACCATCAGCTTTGATCTCGTTGATAAGATCAGCGTCTTCAATGTATTGTTCACTCATATGAATTCTCCTTACTATTAGTTATAGTTTATCTATTATTTATAAAAACTATATCTTTGTTAAAGATGATAGAAATCTTTCGAACATGACGCCGGCCTTAGCTTCTAAATCTTTGCTAGACACTTTCGCAGTTTCTTTAATTTCTTGTTCAATTTGATCAAAAGCATTAGCTCTCTCCCATGTAGAGGAAGCTATGTCATATACCCAATCAACTCCTTCCATTACACCTTTGACAAATGCATCTGGCGCAGATGGATCAGCAACGATATCACCTGCTGTAGCAAGCATGAAATCCTTTTGGACTTCCATGATGCCACTTTTATTTTGCTTAAGCGAGCCCATTCCACGAGAAGAAATTCCGATTACAGCGCCTTCGTCGATGAGACTTTTAACAATCTCGCCCATCGGAGTTCCCATGACTTTTGCTCGACCAACTACATTGTCACCTTCTGTTCGCAACTCGGTGAACATGTGAGACACACGATCCAAATTGATTGTGGGACCAGCGGGATGTCCTAACTCACCGTATGCACGATTCTTTTCTACGTAATTTTTGATATAACGATTCGTTTCGTTAAACAAAACTTCAGAAGGATAAATGCGCCCGTTTCTATTCTTGATGTTACCTTGCATGATAACACCTTCGACGAAATACGTCTTACCACCAGACTCGTTTTCTTCCGTGATATATTGAACTTCTTCAACAATTTCTTTTATGAGTAGTGACATTTATTATTATCCTTATGCTCTATATGCAATCGCACTGGCCCAAACAACTGTAGTGGCGGCTGGAGCATCCAAAGTTTGAGCAGGCTCTTTTTCGATAAAAACAGTTCCATTTGGACTAACGTATATGCCGTTTCCAGTTTCCACTATAATAACCAGCGCTGGTGCTGGATCCATGTTTGTTACTGAAACCAAAGTAGCCAAGCTGATATCACTGGCCGCTCCAGAGACTCCGCTTGCGATATCTTCTGCTGGACTTAATGGCTTGACTACGCTAGGCATTAAGCAGCCTCCCTAGCAAATTTTACAATCTCCTCAAATCCTTTCTTATTCTTCATCATCTTTTCGTGCATCTTTTTCTTGCTAGATCCACTCATAGATCCCATTACAGATTTGATTGCCGAGGCATCTTCTTTGCCAATCATTACGGAAGAGCCATCTTGCAAGGTCATCTTACCGGGTTTGACTGACTCCTCTAAAGAAATAAAATTAGAGAATCCAAGCAAACGCTCTTCGTAAACTGCAGCGTCATTACCCTCTTCTCTGTCTGCCCGGCGCTTAGCCTTTTTAGACTTAGAAGTGAATTGACTTTCTTCAGCTTCTGGATGATCTTTTTTATCTACAATATGCTTGTCGATAAAACGCTGTTCGTCTTCTGAACGAGGCTTATCAACAGCTTCCTGTATGATGTCTTGCAAGGTTCTCATACCTTACTCTCCTTCGATTTCCATTTCTTGTTCTACGTCATCCATCTCTGACTCTTCAAAGGACTCTTCCTCTGAAGCGGAAGCAAACATTTCGTCATATTTCATATCGACTGCATTTGCAACTTTGTTAGTCATGATATCGTTAAACGTATCTTTAAATTCGTCTGGCTTGGAGTTAATAGCCTGTCTCACTAAATCTAATGTAGTATTATCCATAATTATTTCTCCTGTAGTATATTATTTATAATAAACTCATATTCTGGCGATATACGAGTTACGCTTTAAGTTATCTTTCAGCTTTTTACCCGTAGATCCTGCTGTTTGATGCGAATTTAATTGCTCATCCCAAACTTGATCTGCGGCAGCATTTGCAATGTTCGTAATATCCTGATCTGTCAAACTCACACCAACAGCTTCTACAGTAATTAAATCAACGATATTCGATCTTACAAGCGAAACAGAAACACCTTCCGCAAAGTAAAACGGAGTCTGACCCGCTTCTCGTGTATATAAGTTTCCTTCAATCGTCAATGTATATGATGACTTTGAAGCAAAGGGCTGTATCCTCCATCCATTCTCAAGAAAGTATGTGACACCAAGATCTCTATCTTCAGTAATCGGGTCACCACCAACAGCAGTAAATGCTTTATCCCAAACTCTAGCATCGGGTGCTTCCGTCGATGCAATATTCCATTCTTTCCAAGCGGAATACAAATCCGTCTTTACGTCTAACGTTGTCACTCCTTCATCTACAAATATCGTTCTTGTTGGCCCATCGAATGCAACCTTTTGATTTGGGTATCCACCCTCATCAGCAGGAAGCCAATTCCATCGAGTCCCATAAAACTGATGAATCGAAGGCATTACTGAAGTATCTCTTTCCAAGTAATGCTAAACATAATTCTAGGATCTTGCATATCCTTAATTTGCTCGTGTGCAAAGAAAGTCCAAGTCGAGCGAGATCCTGTAAATCCATGAATAACAGGATTCACTGACGCAGGATCGAAAGCAAAATCAGTTGTATCCACAGGAATCGTAAGCAATCGATCTTGATACAAATACGCTTTCGTCAAGTTAACAATCTTAATGAAAACAGTTCTTGGGAATGGATTTGCAATACCAGTAGAAGAGATACTATGACAATGCAATGCGCCATCTGCGGTATTTTCATTCAATGGGAATGTTGCTGTTTGTGGTTCTCTTAACAGCCAACGATCACTTGTTTCTGGTCTACATTCAGCATCAGTCGGATCAATCGTAACGACTGGTGGTCGAGTCATCGTAAACGTTTCAGCGCCAGAGAACGTTCCGGTTGTTGCTGAACTTAATGTGACTTGAGTTCCACTATCCACTGAACGAATTACAGTGTTTGCGGGAATGTTTGTTCCGCTGATCGCACCACCTTCGATTAACTTAATGTGCGTCAGTGTAGTCGCCGCAGGAATTGCCTTGTTCTGAATTGGCTTAGTTAGCGTCAACACGCTTCCATTGATATCAAGAATGTTTGTTCCGTCAGATGTCAATGGAGTATTATTTGAATCAAGAACGGTTACTGATCCACCGATAACAAATCCAGTTGCGTCTGCTACTTCAATTGTAGTAGAATATATTGCGGTTGTTCCGACTGTCGTAGTTGTCGCAGTCTGATCGTCAAGTAAAAGCGTAGTGCTATTACCTACAGCATCAACAGCCGCTCCCACTCCTGTCGTTTCAATTGAATTGTCGATATCAGAAATAACTTGTTCTGCTACACCACCATCATCGGGTCTATTTTTCCAAGCACCGTTTTGTAGATTAATATAGCGATCTGTGAGAATATCTGTAAATTGCCCATTGAACATATCTTCAAATTCGATGTTCTTTGTATTTCCCGATAAGTTTGTGTCTTCGAATGAAGTACCAGCAGTTGAAATTTGAAAGTTAGTGCCTGGGATGTCTTGAAAATCGTGGCCGCTATGAACGCAATCTCTACCTATTCGGAAGTGTACAATTGCGTCACGATTTGCTCCCGCAGAAATCTCTCCCTCAGTATCCACATTATTATCATATGCATATGCAGTGATCTTTGTAGGAACAAAAAGACTATGATCTACTGAACCCGAAGCAAGCAATTCTTTTGGAGATAGAGTAAACAATGGTCTGAATCCAGCACCATCTACAGCCAAGTGCCCAGATGTGTAAACTTTTGGACGACCTAGTGACTGTAAATCGATATCTGTTTCCGTCCATACAGATGAACTCCAACTTCTCATGTAGACGTAGTTAGCATCTTCTGGTCTCGACGAAGTTAAGCCCAAACGAACAAGGTCTGAAGGAAGCGGCCCAAAGTTACCGTCTGTTCCCGACCCATCTCCATAAACAGCATGATTTTGCATTTCGCTGTCGCTGTAGTAGTACAGTTGTTGACAAGCCGGAAGTGATGCTGTTGCACTTAATGATTCTGTGTTGCGATTACCGTGGAAGTATTCATGAATAACGAGACGTTGACCATCATTAAATGTGCCAAATCTTACTCGACCTGCGCCATGCCACTGAATATCAAGCCAGAAGATATTGTCCTTTGATAAGTCGAAGTCCATCTGACTACGATTGCTCAATGTTCTGGAGCCGTTAATTAAGTCGCCATTGAAGTTATCGAATCCGTCCGATGTATCCGATGATGCTAAAATATAATTCTTAACAGATCCAGATACACTTGATCTTCTTACGAGATAAAGGACACCCGTTGGGCCGACACGAAACATAAATCCATTGTCTGCGTCAAAAAGTCCAAAATTTCTTTCCGTACCTGAATTAGTTGCAGGCAATGCACTTACTTTGCCAGTATCACTAAACAACATTGTTCCCATGAACAAATGACCAGAGCCGGGTATATAGTGATGATAGGTCTTGCTTGAAGCCGCCGCAAAGTCTTGTTGTTCTTTTACTCTTGGCTCAATGTACTTTCCAGTATCACTAAAAAAGACATCTGCTTCTCGTTTTGCCCTTGCGGCTGTATTAAGATATGTCAACGAAAAGTTTTCTAAGAGTTCGTCAATATTAGAGTAAACATACTCACCTAAGTGAGTTGCGCCTGTTGTGCGAAGTTTACCGAACGCATCGAGAGTTGGGCGACCGTCCGCTAGTGTTACGAGTGCTGATCCATATGGATCAATGTCGAGCCCATATTCGGGATTGTCATATCCCATGATATTTTGTGCTGGAATATAGACATCGTAAAATCGAACAACTTCACCCACAATTCGAGTAGCACCGCCATCGTCGGGATCGACGATTGTTTGACCAACGCTAGGCTCGTTATTCTCAAATTTATTTGCTTTTGAGTAGTGAACAGCAAGAACGCCAGTACCGTCACCTTTATCATAAACACCGTGAAGATGCACCATCCCAAATCCTGTGACAGTGTACATTGAGCCGATCTTCCAGTTGTATCCAATGCTATTTCCGCCAGTGTTCGTTCCGAACTCAATCTCGGCAGTGTGGATCATGTATACACGATCACCAGTACTCTCTGGTGGAATTCTAGTAAATCTTTTATCTCCGAGCGCCATTTAATTATCCCGCTAAAATTGTTCTAATTTTAATTATTTATATCGACTACACTTCAAACGAATCGTAATTTCTATCTAGTGACTGAGAAATAGGAAAAGACGCATTTTCTGTTGTAATTGTTTGTTCTAATAAGTAAACAGGTAAGCTACCCACTCTATAAATAAGCACATCAATGTCAGTTCCTGACGGCACATTAAATGTGTAAGTCGCATCTACTTTTTCTACAGTAACAGTTTCACCAGGCGAATCTACCAGATCTTGTTGCTTAATAGAGCTTTGTCCAACGGCAGTCACACCGATAGTATTTGCAGATATTGAAACTACCTCGAACTCATCAAATAAAGCAAGATTATCTCTATGAGTTACACGAATCACTTGGGGTGGCGTTGTAACAGCTAATCCAGTAATGTTTGTAAAATCTGTTGTCGTACTATCTATGAACAATACCGGACCGGCACCCTGAGGTACAGTAACGAATTCAATATCAGTTCCTGTTACAGCAGCCACAGTGTCTTCATTGAACAAAGTAGTTCGTGTTGCTCCGTTTTGACTGTAAGGAGAAGGGCTTTGCATTATCGATACTTCGGAGTTTCCTAATACACCTGATATTGACACCGAAACATCTGCCTGAATAGTGACTTGACCGCTTCCAGTATTATACACTGAAGGTATCTGACTTGTATTAGATACAGAAATTATTAAATTTGTTCCCGATAAAACTTCAACTTCAATAACAGCACCGGAATTTCCTTGCGGGCCTGTAGTTGCTGATTGAACTGCTCCATCATTATATCCAAGTTGTGCGTTTGGAGTAAATGAATGCCCATCATATATGACTGTTACATCTCCTTGTCCACCAGCAATTTGACCAAGTAATAGCGCTCTACCATTTCCTGTAAAGTTACAGTTAGTGATCTTAGAAAGATCTGTAGCATTAGTCCCACTAACTTCAATTCCGGATGTTTCCGCCGTGTTGCTTGTCCCACTAACTGTACAAGAAGTAATAGTAGCACCATTTTGAATAACTCTTGCTTCAGTGTTTGTTCCAGCCATTGTATTAGATGAAATCGTCGCTGAAGTTGTTCCAAATGTGCAACGAGTCAGTTCTGTGTTCGCACCACCACACTGAAGTAATCTAACACCAAAAAAAGAACAAGCTGTAAACTTAACGATAGGATTGTCAGTCGAATTAATAAGAATATCAATCGCATCTTCAAGAATAGTTACATTTTCCCATTCAATATCAGAAGAAGAATTGAGTATTTGTATTCTATGTTTTCCGCCGTCGGTTTCAGTATTTGAATACCAAGGTGTAGCATCATTTTGTCTTCGAATAGTAACACCAGATGTATCACGCATAAAACAAAGCTGAGTTGAACTTCCTAGTCTTACTTCAGTGTTTAGAATGTATACGCCTCTTCGTTCAGTAAAAACACCTAAGCGACCATTGATGTTGTCACCACCGTCAAATCCCTCTAAGCCCGCAAAAGTAACTGGGTTGGCCGTTTCGCCTTCTACAGCATCAATGTATGCACCTCTTCGAATACCTTCAATCGCAAAAGGAGCACCTTTCGTCGGGCCTTGTGTGGGAATGCTTGCTCCTGCGCCGAAAACACTATAGTTTCCTCCTGCGCCATTTCCGACGGTGGTTAGCGCAAGACCATTTGCGGGAGTAACATTAACGTCAATAGATCCACAAACCCAGTCAGCACCATAGTCCTGTAAATCTGAGCCGGAAACGGAATATGCGTTATAGTTATTTGTATTCGGCCCAATGATTGCGTGTAGTCCACCTCGTTGGTTGAGGGGCAATACCGCTGTAGCTAACGAGGCAGGAGCATTAAAGAACATCCAAATATACACGTACTGATTACCGCCAGGATTATTACCTGATGCGAGTGTTGTCGCAATATTTCCACCCGCATTTGTATCGTCAACAATACCCTTTTCTTGAGAACCGTTACCAAATGCGTTTTTAGAAATACATTCTGTTCCAATTAGATAGTAATCTGTTTCTTCGTTAAGACCAGCCTGTCCTCCGCCAACAGCGGCATAATCATTGACAACAAGAGAAGTTCCACCTGTCGCAGTATAGACTGAGCCGTCTAGTGTAACAATGTCTGTACCGTATGATGGAACTGCCATTTAGCCCTCGATCATTTCTTCGTTTGCTTCTCTTACAGCTTTACGGATTTTAGCATCTCGCTCAGTTTCTTTCTTTTCGTCAAGCACTTTTTTATGCGCAAGAACTTCATCCATCTCAAACTCCCACGTAGACTCAGAATCCCCATCATCGACAAAGCGAACGGTTCCGTCATCGTTATAGATCATATCTGTGGGGGGAACGAAATGCGCAGTGAGTTCATCGACCTGCTGAGCTTCCATAAGTAGCTCATCTTCCGTCAATGCAAGAATGTCTGCGGCAACTTGAATGTTGATTCTCATAATAAATCCTCGTAAAGGTTAAATGGGGGAGACTAGCTCCCCCGTCAAAGTTATTTATGGAGCATAGTTTCTTTCGAGAGGCGCTACCACAGTAATATTATTAGCGTTACCTTCGTTAATTATGAAGGGCGTTGATACCCACTGTGCTGTATCAGTACCAACTGCTCTAATTACTGTATTTACCGCAGTATCAGAAAGTCGATTTTCTTCTCCGTTTGCAGAGTTGGGAGTCGTGTCACCAGTGAAAGCGTAGTCGAATGCGAATCCATTAGCATTGATGCTTCCAGAACCAGAGCCTGATATTTCACTTGTACCATTTGCTTGAAGTACAATAATCGCATCAGGCGAGTTAACAGGATTAAAACGGAAGTTTTCAGTTCCAGTAGTTTGAGCTTCGTTAGTGACCGCTCCATTTGGATTATCGTCATCTAACTTAGTTGCCGCAAAGGATGCAGTTGTATCAGCCGCACTACCAGCTACGATGCTTCCAGTAACTTCCCAAACTCCATTGTTTCCAGCATTAGTGAATCCAGAGAAGTCAAGATAGTCTCCGACTGTCACTTCTGGCATATTATTAGTACCACCGTCTGTAATTGTAGCAGTTTGACCTGAAGCAGATGTGACGGAAAGTGCCGTAACATCAAACTCACGAGTATACTCATAGTAGACTGTAAACGAAGGTTCGCTATCGTTAATTAAGTTGTCGTTGAATGAGATCGTACCAGAAGCAATCTTCGGGAAGAGTTCTAGCGATCCACCACCACCAGTGTATCGGAATGCTAAGTTACCAATATCTCCACTAGAGAAGTTAATGATAGCAACACCAGCATCGTTTGTAGCGCCGTCAGCGTGTTCTACAAGCAATGTCTGTAGAGTTGGTCCAACGAATGTCAACAATTCGTCAGAAGTCTTACCAACCTGAACGATTGAATCCGCACCTTCGTCATCGACGTTAGTTGTTCTACGTAGACGATACTTAACCCAAGAATATAGCTCTTGAAGTGTAAGATTGCCAGTTCCAGTGCCATTCTCCGCACTGATCGTTACACCAAAGTTTCTGGATGTGTTAAGATCAACTCCACCAGAGTAGAGTGTAGCGGAAGAAACGTCAGCGGCGAGATAGTTGATCTCTGGACCATTACCAGCCGCAACATCATACTTTTCGTTAGCACCATCAGCGGCTTCGATAACCTTGTCAGAAATTGTATAATCAAGATCTCTCAACTCCGCAAGTGGGAATCGGAATACCTGATAGTTTACAGCCGCACCAGATGCGATACCAATCGACACTGAGTCTGACTTACCAAACGTCTTACCTTCTTCACGAACGAAGAGAGAAAGTTCGTTAGTTCTGTTATCCGTAGTTCCATCAAACGTTTGAATTGCTTCGTTTACGGCACCAGCATATGTAAAGTCAGCAGTCGTTCCGTAATTAATATTTCGAATATTAACAACATCAGCTTCAGTTGTGTTAGTCAACGGTGTTCCCGTCAATACAATGTTGTTACTAGCGGCTGTAGCAATTGTAAATTGGCCGTCATTCGTTCCACCCGATGTTCCAGAAATGACGATGATATCTCCATTAGAGAACGAATCAAAATCTCCAGCCGCACCTGTAATTGTATTAGTAGCCGTGATAACAAGTCCAGCTTTTCTGAGAGCGGGACGGAATGCGTAGTAAACAGTGTCACCGCCGCCAATTGTAACGGAAGCACCAACAGTTTCTGCGGTGAATGCTGTTGCTGTGTCTGAAATGTAATCTTTAACTGTAAGTACGTCAGCAGTACCGCCAGCACCGTCTGAAGTGACGTTAGTTACAACATATGTGCCATCATTTCCGTTTGCGCTACCGCTTACGGTAATAGTATCCCCAGTTACAAAAATACCAAAGTTTTCTCCTGTTGACGTGATAGTGGCACCGGAGAAGGAAATGTCAGTCGCAGTGATATTTGTGATCGCTTTACCATCAACAGTACCCAGTGAGATAACTCCCACATACTCAGCAAGTACAGTCCCAGTAG